ATTTTCTCGGCGATTGCTATCAGGGGGAGGATGAACGGGGCCATTAACGGACTCCTTCGTGTTCCAAACCAAAGTGATTTCCATCAGGGCGTAGAAATCTCCCGCCCCAGCTACCGCCCATGCTTTCCCACTTCTCGCCGAGCAATTGGTACGCTGAAGTGTCTTTCTGGTACACGCCGTCTTTGAAGAGATTCAGGTCAACGGCGAGGCGGATGGTGTGCAGGCTGTTCGTGATGCCGGCGCCGTTCTTGGCGTTCCAGGCGGCTTGCTCTGGAGAGCGGTAGGCGTCCCCGAAGGTCAGTTCCATGCCGTGGTCATAGGCCCAGCGGATCAGCTCGGAGACCATGAGGGTGAAGCGGCGTTGCTTATCGCCGAGGGTCACTTCGTCTGCTCCTGCTCATATTCCAAGCACCACGAGGCACACTCGGCGTAGCCTGCCGCGTCCACGAGGTTGTCTCGTTTGTGTTTCCCGGCTTCGCGGGACAACTTGACGGCGATCATGAGCAGGCAGGCAAAGTCAGGAGTGATCGGCACGTCTACCCCATAGCGGCGCTGGATTAATGCGCGCCACATAGCCGCAGTGCAGGAGTAATCAACGTGCGGGTGCTTGTAGTCCTTGTTCCGATCGCCGTGAACGAGGCTGTTCGCTTCTTCGAGGATGTTCATTTCCACCATCTCGACCGGCATGTCATGGCTCCACGTCTAGGAAGACCTGTTTGACTGGGACGCCGATCTGCGTAGCGAACTCCACTTCCCGCGTTACGCCTCGAGATGCGCGCCAGCCATCAATGCAAAGGATGTGCAACTCGTCGGCGGCTTTCAGGAGCGGCAAGTCGAGTTTCATCCAAAGGTCGAAGTCCATGCATTGCGCCGCATCCATGTATGGCACGAGCGGATGGGAATGCACGATGGGGGCGAAAACCGCGATGCCCTTTCGCGCGTACTGAGCGGCCTTGCGACAAGCGGCACGGTAGCGTGCTTCCCGCACTTCATGATCTGGATGCGAGTAGGGCGAGGCGAGATAGATGAACTTCATTGGATCATCGCCACATCGCATCTGTGCCGCTCCACTTCTCCGTAGTCTTTGTGATGAACAATGCAGCGCATATCCCTCCCGGCTCTGTAGCCGTGGCCGGCGTTATAGGCGTCTCTCGCTGCCAAGGTCCTGAAATACTCGACCACCACACCGGGAAACTCTTTGACCTCTATGTGGTGAATGTGTCCGGCGTACCAGTAGCGGAACTTGGTCTGCCCCCAATCTTCAGGACGATCAGCCGCCATGATTCCCGGCATGTCCTTCATCTTCGTGGTGTCGCCGTGGGTGCTTCCGATGAGGACTTTCCCGAAACGGTAATACCAGTGAACGGCGGGGGATAGATCGACCTTGATGCGCTCCTGACCGTGGAAGTAAGCATCCAAGGCAAGAGCAAGGGCGAAGCTCGAATGCGGGTCGTGGTTCCCGCGCTTTATTCTGACGATGACCTTCTTGTGCTTTTCAGCAGCCCGCTTGACGACGTAGACCATCGCCCTAAGTCCTATCTGCATCACCTTTGCCCAGCGGGTATCTACGTCAAGAGCGAAGCCATGCGTAGGGGTAAGGTTCGATGAATCATCGGCGTGGAAGAAGTCGCCAAGCTCCAGGATAAGAGCGGTATCGGCTGGAGGGGCGCTATCCACGAGACGATCAATCGCTGCGCAGGTCAGCTTCTCTGCTATCTCAGTGTCGAAGTCATCGCCTGTCTCAGCCGCCCATGCGTACATGCCGAAATGTGGATCGCCCATCGGGTACACCGCGAGTAGATCGTCAACGGAATGCTTCGGAGCGGGAATTGAAGGTGCAAGACCTTTAGCGTCTTTGACGAGCCATTCGACAAATTCTCGAATTGCTTCTTCGGCTTTCGCGTCGTCCAGCTTGGACTTCACCCACTGAAGTCTTAGAGCCCCCGACTCGTCATAGAGGGTAGAAACGCCTTTGACAACGAACGGGCTTGGAACCTCGTGCGTCAGGTCATGCTTGGGGGCGTAGCCTCGGCGAGCCGCCGAGTTCTTGGCGGCGGTGACGGCCTGCTGCACAGTGCTGTAATTAACTCCTAGCGACTTCGCCGCCCTGCGATAGCTGCCATATTGATTAACAGCGTCTATAGCTCGCTGTTGGGCTAGCGTTGCGTACTCTTTAAGCTTTTCGTCTACGCGGTACGCGGGAGCTGGCATCTTTTTTCTTGAGCACCTTTATTCGCTTGACCATCCCCCTCGGGATTTGCCCGCGTCCGCATAGATCGCCGTCAGGAGCGATGTCTTGCGCGAGGACGATATGCGTCTTGGTCTTCTTGACCAGGAACCCGACCGAGAGCACGAGGCAGGGCTTGATTTCCTCGCTCCCCGAGGACCAGCCATCGAGGGCCGTGGCGTCGTCCCAAGTTACCTCGACCACCGGATACCTCAATGGAGCCTCGCCGTTTCTATCCGCATGAGACTGAGAGCGAATGCCCCAGCGATGATTAACGTCCTGCCGTCCTGAAAACAAATGTGCATTCCGGTATCATCTTCAACGTACACACTGACTATCGTTGCTCCGTCTAACTGGTCCACAATCTTCTCGGCAGAGGTGAGCCTCAAAACTTCACCTTGACCTGAACCCCCATGGCTCCCTTGAAGTCCCCATGCGGAGGAACCAGTACGAGATTCACCCCGTACTTGCCGCGCTCATACGAGATCACGCCCAGCGGGGCCAACAGAATGTCCTGCTGCTCGTTCTTCTTCTTGATCGCGTCGCCGTAACCGCTTACCGCGATGAAGGCAGAGCCGAGCCTGAAGTTACCGAGCGTCAGCGGCGTATAGCTGATCCCAAGGTACGCACTGGGGAGACAGAAGCTATTGTTGTACTGCCCGATGACGGCTCTGGTGTTCTTGGCGATGTCGTGCTCGACGCCGATTCCAGGGTTGAACTCGCAGTAATCCTTGTCTCGCTGGAGGTGGTAGCTGGCGATGGAGCCGACCAGCCACGTCTCGGCCGCTACACTGTTAGATATGGCTAACGTGCTCAGGGCTAGCACGATTAGGCTACGCACCGGGGCGATTTCCGAGCAATTCGCTCTTGAGGAGCTGCACCACCGCTCCATCGGAAAAAAGGAGCAGCATCACGTTCTCCGGAGTGCCGATTCCGGCTTTGTCTACTTCTAACCAGCAGCCAGCGAACTCCTGCCAGTTACCGCCATTCATGCGCCACTGGCTCGAGATCGCCTTCCAGCCGTCTTTGAACTGCGGGGGGGCGTCCGCGATCATTGCGAGTGACACCGGATCGACGCAGGGGCCGGGAAGGAGTCTCATCTTCACGCCCTGGTGATGCTCGATGACGTGGACGGGGATTTCTTCAGCCTTGGCGAGCTTCGGTAGTGACCAGAGAAATAACCCAACACAGAAGATGACGAACGCCCAGAACCACTTGTTCAGGATCGTTAGCTCCTGCTTGTCGAAGTCGTGGTAGCAGTGTTCTTTGTCATCCATAGCTACTCCTTTCGTTTTTTCCTGCGTTTCTCCCACCATGAAAAGATTTGAAGCCCGCCCCATGCGACGGTCACGAGCAAAGCAAGTGGTTGTAAAATCGAGACGGCCCAACTGCCGCCGATAATCAGCCAGTTCGCCCACGTAGGAGTGGCGTCGGCTACCTGCTGGATTTGTTCTAGCTTCATGGGCGGTGTGCGCCTCTTGTTATTTGTGGGGTTCTATTTCACGCTGTTTATGAACTGCGCTAGTTCGCCCTTAAGGGCTTCGTCTTTGGTTTCGTTATAGATCACGCCGAGCCTTGCGAGATGCATGGCTGCGGCTTCAGGAGCAACCTTTGGGTACTGGGCGAGCCACTCAACGACTTTGGGGCTCGTCAGCATCTTCGCGCCGATCGAAGCCCCGCCCATCAGGGCACCGGCAGTCCCGAGGTGATATGCAGCCCCACCGATATCTCCGGTAACAGCACTGACAGCCCCACGAGCCGCGAGATAGCCGATTCCCATCGGGGCCGCAGCTCCAGCAGTACCGGATGGATTTGCGAATACCTTGGCTCCGGTGCGGAGGTTTTCAGAAACAGACGCTAGAGCGTCCATGTTCTTACTGACTGCCGGATCTGAGAAAAGTTGTTGCTTGGCACCCGGAGAAAGCTTGTTCCAGTTGGTAAGGAAAGTTTCGGGAGAAAACACATCCCCAGCCTCGTTCTGCTTTCCGGGTGTTGCTCTACCAAGTCTATTAACAACGGCTTCTTGAACGACCTTCCTTTGTTCCGGATCAAGGCTTCGCATCGTCGCGCGGACAGTAGTAGCCTGATTCGCGTCTTTCGGCATGAACTTGGCGAAGGTTTCCTCGGGGGTCTTGCCTAGCACGCGCTCAAGCGTGCCCTCGATACGCTCCATGCGTGAGCGGTAGAAGTCGTTTTGCCGCGCAAACTCTTTCCCTGCCCCCGCTTGATTGGCAGCGGCCTCCAAGTCTTTAGAGAGAGCCCCATAGAGCCGCTTTAACTCGCCCTGCGGGACTCCGCTGACAATCGACTCATCGAGCATCGAGCCGACTTTTGTTCTTAGTGCCCTGATCGCCTCGAAAGGCATCTGGCCGTTATTGGCTTTCAAGTCCTCGGCAATATTTGCGCGAATCTCGGCAACCTTCGGATTGACTAGGGCTCCGGTCGTTTTCTCAGCGCCGGCAACAGGAGCCGTCAATTCATCCAAAGCTTTTACCGTGTTCGCCGGCTGGAAAGCAGAGCCTTGCGGAATCTTCGCCGCCACCTGCTCGTCGAGCTGTTTCCATGTCTCTTTGGTACGCGCGAGGAAGCCGGTAACTCCCTTCTCGATGGCCCGCCCCGCATCCTCGGATGAAACGCCGGTCTTCGCTGTTTCGCCGAGTTGCTTGGTCTGGTTCTCGGAGAACTTCCTGAATATCCCCTGCCCGCCGGGGAACTTGGAAAGAAGATTCTCGAAGCCCTGGACAAAGTTGAACTCGGTAGCCTGTCCTACCGATGGTTCTGCCCCCGCTTGCCTGAACGCTGCAACTCTCGGGGCCACGCGGTCGGCTATGGCTTCCTTCGCTTTTTGCAGTAGAGGACTGGCTCCAGCTTGTAGCGCGGTCGGCGTTAAGGCCCCCACGAGTTTTCCGGTATCGCCTGCGACTTGCTCTCCAATAACGCCACCAGCGGCGGGCAAGAGCGTATTCACCGCAGCCTGTCTTAGAGTGTTTCCGGGGCCTCCGGCGATTACTGCTCCGGCGATTTCCCCTCCGGTAGCCGCCATCTTCTCGGCTTCGTTCTGGGACTTTCGAGGGACTAGAGACCTAGAAGGTCCAGCCAGAAAATCTACCGCCCTACCGGCCAGCTCGCTACCCGCCGGACCAGCGATAAGACCACCTATCCCTCTCGGGATCATCCCCGCCGTATCCGATGCGCCACGGGCTAGACCCTTGGCGGCTTCGGCTGCTACGCCCAACACACCGGCCTCTTGCTTGCCTAGACCGATCTTCGCGGAGAACTGGTCATAGGACATATCCGAATAGAACTTCGCATGCAGCCCCTTCGCCAACTGCTCATCGGAGAGGTCGTTATATTGCGGATACTGCTGGCGCACTTCCTGAATGTTCATCGAATCCCGAGGGGATCAGCGCCCTTTGGTTGTGCCTGTCCCGGCTCCAGTAAAGGAGTCCCGCCCATCTCGCGCATGTTGGCGTTGTAAGAATTGAGGGCGTCCGGTCCAAAGCCAGAAGCTACCGCCCGGTAGTGCTGGCTAATGATGTTTCTCGCCTGATTCACGGCGGCTTTCAATTGCTCCGGGGTCTTGAGCGCTCCGGTGGCAAATTCCTGCTTGAGTCTTTCTAGCTCCTGATTCGTGACCGCTGCACCGGATCTATTCTTCAACGTGATGTTGAATAACTTTTGGAAAGCCTGTCTTCCCTCCCTCACGTCCTGATCGACCGCAAGATCCGGCAGGAGAGACTTCGGCCCGCTCAGATATTCCGCGATCTTCGGATTCTTGGTGAGCGCACCTTCTACTGCTCTCAGGGTCGCGTCCGCTTCCGGCAGGTTGGCTCTCTCAAGAGCCGTCCCAAGCATCTGGGTTTGTCTTTGTAATTGATTGGCGCTGGCCGAATTGACCTTATCCGAGGAGATTTGCAGACCGAGGCGTTTAAGCTCCTCATTGACAGCAGCGTTCTGCTTTTGCAAGACCAGAGACTGGGATTTGTACCATTCATTGAAACTCTGTCGCGCCTGCGCGTCTTCGGTGCGTTGTTCAAAAGCGGATTTTTGTTGATCTAAAGCCTGTTGTTTAAGATCAATAGTCTGAGCGAATTGCAATGCCCTTTCCTTAGCTGCCTCACGGCGATCAAGAGATTTTTGCTGTATATCCATCACCTTTTCCGGGCCAGCAAATCGCGCTGCGTGCATCGCCAGCTCGTCTTGGGTCATGTCGGGTCTAAGTCCAGAACGGAAGGCTTGCTCCTGCGCCTGCTTTCTCAGCGTGTCCTGAAGTCCGAGAACGAGACCGGCCTGCTGCAACTGCCCAAGCCCCTGCGCCTGGTTCTGCTGCTGCGCTTGCAGATATCCCGCGAGTCCGGGTACGTTATCCAGCGCGCTCATGTCGTTCTCATTTGTTTTAGCAACTGCTCGAGAGTCGTGGGCGGGTTAAAAACATTCCCCAGTCCATAACCCACAGCGTCATAGACGCCCTTCTGGGCTCCGATGGCCCCGGTAGCGACCCCAGGAGCGGCGTCGGCGAACCTCGACAGACCCCCAGCATTGGCATTCATCCGGCGATAGTCCTGTAATGCTGGGTATGCAAAACCAGCATTCACGTCTCGCAGGGTCTGCGTCCAGGCGTTGGGGCTGTCTGCCGGATTCCCGGCAATCGACGCCTTGTGCAGGAATGATTTCGTCGTCTGGTCGAGGGCGTCTTGATATCCGGGCTCGTTCGCCATCGAGAATCCAGGGAGGAAGCTCGTCTCGTACCTTGCCCTAGATGGAGCGCCCATCGCCATGTATTGCGCGGTGAGCTGTTCCAGCGACTTCGCCTGCTGGTTCGCCCCGTAAATACCTAGGCCCGTAGCGGCACCCGTGCCGAGGAGACTCAAGTAGTCAGCAGTCGAAGCGGTGCCGTCGAGGATGCGCGAGAGGGCGGTTCCTGCAGCGGCCCCGCCCGCTGTTTGCATGGCTCCAGTCTGTGGATTTGTCTGGGCGTTCGTTGGGGTGAAGTTGCTATTGATAGGCCCGCTATAAGCTTGCGGCGGAGCAGAACCGAAGGCTTCGATATTGCCCAAATTCTCGTATGCGTAGGGCGAGGTTTGAGTGAGAGTCCCGCTGAAGGTCGGATCTTGCGCAGGTTGAGCGGCAGGCATGAGCGGCGTTTGAGCGTCGTAAGTGAAGTCTGTCGCCGTCCCGGTGTTCGTCTGCGCGTACTGCGGGTATTGCGACAAGCCGTCAGTCGTTCCATCAGTCGGGGTGCCTGATACCGCGCCGTTCAGATATCCGCCCGCAGCTCCGCTCGCGCCGCCGATGACGGCCCCCTTCAGCGCTCCTTCGCCGACGTTCTCGCTGTTGATCGCGGCGTTGCCCGCTCCTGCAAGGCCACCAGCAGTAGCCCCGCCGACTGCGGCTCCGGTCGTCCCACCACCTGCGGCCCCCGCGGCTGATGCCCCGGCATACCAAAGGAGCGGAGCCAGCGCCACCGACGCCGCCCATGTATTTTGCGTCGCCCTATTGCTCGACTCAGTGTCCTGATTGGCGGCAATAGTCTGTCCCAACCATTCTGCTGGACTGTTCCCCCATAGACCGCCCTGGTTCTGGTCGGTGCCGAACTGCGCTTGCAGCCGCGCCCAGTCGGCCTGATCGTGGAAGCTTGGGAAGCGATCGAAATACCCAGAGCTAGCGAGCCGCTCAAGGATCTGAGGATTTGGGTTCTCGGCGACTACTTGCAGCCAATGCGTCTTTGAGGGGTCGTAACGGTTCTGCCAAAACGGCGAGTTGATGTCCCAATATCCGCTCTGAATTTGGTCAGGCTGAATCCCGTATTGCGCTAGCTTGCTTTCGTCGAGCGCCCCCGGCATTCCACCAGTAGATTCCGTGTAAGCATCGCGGATGGTCTCCCCGGTGCTGAGGTTGCGCAAACCGCTCGAAAAATCATCGACCCAGTTGGCCGTCGGGTTGGCCGCGTTCGCCTCGGCCACCATGCGCTGATATTCAGCGTCGCTGATGATGGAGTCGTTGCTAAGGTTGATCCAGTAACCAGTGCTGCCATAGCGGCCCCACTGGCTTAGGTCGTTGCTCGGGTCCAATGCCATTTTTCTTATTCCTTATCCAATCTCGAACCAACCGCAAACAGTGAACGTGCTCCCGCTCGCCGCTTGCGTCGGGACATAGCAGCGGCTGGTCGCCACGTCGATATGGCACACCCCAACGGCGACGTTAGTCGTATCGTTCGTCATCGTTGCGACTCCACCGATACCGGCAGCGGTAATCGGCAGCGTGATGTAGTGCGTTCCAGCCGTTGAAGCGATCGAGGTACTCGACACCAGCGAGACCTGGAAGAAGCATTGCTTCCCGACGATGCGATAGCGCCCGGTGTATGTGGGGGTCCCGACCACGGTAAGACTGACCGCGACCACGAATGAATCCCACTGGTCGAGCGAAAGGAGATCGCGGTAGGAAAACGACTTCGTGTCGATTTGCAGGTTGTCGAGCGCATTCACACGTTACCTACCGTCAGGTTGCCCTCGGCCCTGTGCAGCCTCATCGGGGTATTCGCCGAATGCGTAAGCGCCCATGCTCTACGTCTCGCCGACCCCAGGCCGGTAAGCTTCAACGGGCGCGTGCCGGAGAGGTCCACCGTCCCCAGGGTCGTGTAGGTGGCGTAATCGTCGTCACTGACAGCAATTGTGAGTGTGGATGTCGAGCTCTCCACGTCGGCCACAACGCTGAGATCGTGATAGAACTTGGTGTTATCGGTCCCCGCATCCTCCGGTCCAGTCTGGATGCGCGCCGTGTACGCCACTGTGTCGTCAGTGAATACAAGCGAGGCATGGTTTTGCAAATACACCTTGCCGCTCGTTGAAACATTGCTCACGGCGTAGTTGACCTGCGTCCCGCCGATCATTACGGAGGCGCACTTGTACCAGAGCGGCGTAGTCGAGTTGTACTCGAACCAGAACTTCTCCTCGATGCAGTAGGCACTCGTCGTCGGCCCAGCGCGCACCAGCACGAACGAACGCCCGAAGTGCCGGATCGTCGTAAGGCTGATATTCGACGCCCCGGCAAGGATCATGATCGCCTCGACTTCCGAGGAAGAGACGCGAGACAGGGTGCCGTCCCACTGGAAAATCGACATCCCGCCTTCCGGGGTTGTCCCGCACCAGAAAATGGTGTCGGCGATGCGCGCGATGGCGGTCGCTGATACCGCGCCGACCTTTGTCGTCATTGCTGCAGCTCGAGCGAGCGGAAACGGCGACAGGCCGGCGTTATACCAGAACTCCAAATGCTGCCGGCAGAACGCCATGATGAAGTTTTTCCACCGGATTGCTCCTACGCCAACGTCCGGGTAGGCGTTGACCGCGCCGAAGTTGTTCGCAGTCCATGCGGTGATGCTGTTCACGTCAGAGGACCAGAGCCGGGGGCGCGTAGTCATCACGAGCGCGAAGCCGTCAAGGTGTGCGAACGAGCCGGCGATCGTTTCCGTATCGCCGGGCCAGTCTGTATCAGTGATCTCGGTCATGGACCCCGAGTCCGCATACCAGCCGGTGTTATCGGAGCTTGTGACTGCGATCGTCGCGGTTCCGTTGATGCTGGTCTCCGTGAGATCGCGCGATTGGCCGGTTATCGCCCCAAGGCTTGTCGTCCCGTTGTAGATAGTGGAGTTCGTCTCGCCAAACGCGGAGATAACGCTGGTCCCTGCGCCATTTCCGGTCCAGACCATGACGGAGTAGCCCTTTTGCCCGCTGGCTGGCGTGCTCTGCGTGCCGAATCCAGGGCGCTTGACGGTATCGACCTTCTTCGCCCCGGTGATGGTGTCGGTGACGGTCTGCACGAAGCAGTTGATATAGCGCGCATCCTTGTCGGTCGCCTGCGTGGACTGGCCGACGATCATCAGGCCGACGATGCCGACCCCCACATAACCGGAGGTTGAGTTTGAAGCATTCACCGCTGACACCCGGCTGGTGTAGGGGCCTGCAAGCGGGATCTTGTACGAACTCATGTGCTAGGCTCGTCGAGCATGCTTGCTCGCATAGAAAGGCGGCTGCGCTACGAGATCACGCGCCGATGGCAAAGCCGCGCCACGTTCCGAGACGCCATCGCCGAGAACGAATCTCTCGCTGCCATCTACATCAGAGGGCTGGGCGTAGACCTTGACGGCTCCTGCAGCACGGGAGCCGATCTCACCGACTACATGCTCCTGCACCGCTACGTGCTGCTGCACAAGCCGCGCGTCGTAGTGGAGTTCGGGTCCGGCAAGTCCTCGGTCGTACTCGGCCATGCCCTCAAGCAAACCGGAGGGCATCTCGTCACCTTCGAGGCGATTGATTCCTACCACCGCGACCTCTTGCCACTGATCCGCGAACTGCCAGTGACCGCCGTTCACGCCGAGGCTGTCGAAGCGGCTTTCGACGGCATCCGCGGCGTTCGCTACGATGCCGAGATTCCGGATGCTGATCTCTTTTTCGTGGACGGGCCGACCGAAATCCTCGCGGACGGATCGAAGGGCGCCTGCCTTGACATCCTCTTTTATCTGCGCCAGCGGCCGAAGAAGTGGGTCGTCGCCCTCATTGACCAGAAATTCAGTACGCAGCTCGCCTGCGAGAGCGTGCTGCCGGGCCGCGTGCGCTACGATCCGGTGCGCAATGTGGGCTTCTTTGAAGCCTGCGGCGAATTGTTGTGCGAGCCTCGCCAGCCGTGGCGTATCCAGCACGGCGATGTATGGCATAAGTTCCGCCTGTAGTTCAGCCATAGCGCACTTCCCTGCGCACGCCTAGCGCCACCACCCAGAAGAGATTGCCGAGCCGGGTTTTCTCAGCGGCGGTCAGCGTCGGGAAATTGTTCGATGCCCACGTCAGCCACTCGGCCTTGGTCTGGTTGACTAGGTTCATGATCGTGGAGTCGAGACGACAGGACGTGCATTCCTGGGCGTCGGTCGAGAGCCGAGCCCTGATCGGGGCCTCCACTGCCTCCATAGCGGCCGTGCGCGCGTTGGCTTCATCGACCTCGGCCTGCGTCAGAGTGACGAGGGTCGACTCTCCGGTCAGCACGTTTGATTCGATGCGGTCCACTTAAAACTCATAGGAGATGTTGATCGTGCCAGCGTCGAAGGTATCGGTGCCGTTCGCCATCGTGATACGGACTCGATCCAATTCCGCCGAGGTCTGCTTGTGACCGCCGCCGATGTTGGTATCGGTCGTCGCGGTGATGTTGATGATGGTGCTGCTCATCACCCAGTCATGGCTTGACGTAACCCGATTCAGGATGATTTGCCCATACATGGCATCCGTCGCGCCGGGGGCGTTGTAAATGCCGAAGGCTGTCGTGGCGTCGTCGATTGTCCCTGCGGTCAGCTTGTGGGAGCGCTGGCTATACCCGGCAGTCTCCACGCCGCCACCATCGCCCAGTTGCACGATCACTCTGCTGGTGCCGTTCGTGGACACGGCAAAGAGCATGATCGTGATGCGCGATACACCAGACGGAATGGACGTGAAATCAACGGCGGTTCCAGAGGCGCTTGTGGAAGTGCCGAGCGTGATTCCGAGGTTGATGTTTTTATCCGGCGGCGTGATTACTCTGGTAGTTGCGGTGGTTAGACCATCAACTTCAAACCGGACTTTCTTGGTGGAATCCGCTGATCCTTCGACAATCGCATAGGTATCCAGAAACGGCGCGCCGAATCCATTGGCGATGATGTGGAACCGCGTGCCATCATCGATCAGCGCCGCTGGTACGTTCTGGCGCAACTCGCCGCCGACGCATGCCGCGCCATTCCAGAAAATATTTCTCGCTCCTAGAGCAGCGCCACCGGATGGCGTGATGTTGATCGTCGTCGCGGCAGTGTTCGTGTTTGCTGGCACGAAAAAGATGGCCGGTCGCGTGGCGGCATATGTGTAATTAGCTGGCCCAGTCGCAGTGATGGTGTTGGTCCCGCTTACAGAAGAGAGGACCGCATAAGCAGCCGAGTCGAAAAGATTAAACTCCGCCGCAGCGGTCAGTGAGACGCCGTCGGTATAGGTTTGCGTCGCCACTTAAATGCCCTCCGGCATATCAGGCCACCACTTATTGAACTTGACCCTATTCACGGTGGCCGGAATGACTTGAAGGTTGTTTTCAACATGCAGCCCGCAAACAAACTTGCTATGCAACGGCACGATGTGGTCCACTTCCCACGACATGCCAGTCGCGCGAGTCTTTTCCGCCGCTATCCGATAGAACTCTGCAATCTTTGCCTTATCGGCCCAGACTGGCGTCGCATTCGATTTTGAAGCCCTGCGCCTAGCGGTCTGTGCATGCCATCGATGTATGTTTGCTTCGTAGTACGCCTTTACTCTTTCCGGGTACTTCTCTCTGTATTTCGCCATCTTTGCGGCACCGCGTTCTCGGTCTTTTTGCCGAACCTTCTCCGAGTGCTTGGCCCTGTACCGCCTACTGATTTCTCGGATGATCGCGCGAGCTTTCTCCGGGTCCTTGGAGAACCATTTCTTGTGTGCTGCCCTTTGTTGCTCTGTAGTGGCCATTTTGGCTCTTGTTATTTGTCTTCTGAGATCGCTAGATCACACCGCTGCCTTGAAAGTAGAGCGTGCAGTTCTCTGGATTCACAGACCGCGCCATCGCCAGCGCCGTCTTATGGTTCATGTCCATCTCCGGAGTCCATGGCCTTCCTTTGGCGGGAGCAAGCCTCAGAGCAAGCTCCCACGACAGCGCCGCGAACCATTCCTGCGGGAAAGCTATGTCGTCACTGGTGGCGTCGTAGTCCTCGGCCGGGTAAAGGACGGTCATGAGGACCTGGCTCGTTATATCGGTCGGTTGGGAATTGCAGATAACCCGCGTCGCAATTCGTAGCGGCTCGACCAGAATCGCGGACGGCTGGCCATCCGAGTATTTGTCGGCAATTCCCAGCTCATAGTCCCTGACATCTGTATAGACGGCGAGCGGCGTATCGTCGAGGCTGGAATTTCTGAGGACCGCCGACTCGATCAGCGGAAATCTCTGAGCCCTTGATGTGAACCACCAGACGTATTTGCCTGCCGCCGCAGCTCCACCGAGACCCGCAGCTAACGTGATGGGGCTGGAAGCCGCGGCGCTAATCGTTGTCCATCCGATCGTCCCATCGTTCAACTCCACACCGATGATGTCCGAGGCGGTCATCGTCACCGTCGTTCCGGGGTAAGTCGTCGTATCGGTCAGGGCGGTTACGGACAGGCTCGTGCCGCTTGCGTAGGCCGAGCTGACAGTCGTCCTGCCGTATTGGGTTGTTGCTCGGGCGTCGGTGGATGCAGGACCAACAAGATAGTTCTGCTGACCAACAGCGAGGAAGAGCGTTACCCGTTGCCTGGTGTGAATCTTGAGCCCGGGAGCGAGGTCGGAATTTCCCTGCCACTGCTTGACGAGCATGTTGAGACGCCGCAGCGCCATCGTTGAATCTGCGGAGGCGACAGTTCCCCCTGGTGCAATGACACCAAGATCCTCATACGCCGCCGCGATGATCTGGGCTGCGGTGAGGCTAAAGTCCCAAGAGCCCGATGTACTGATGGGTTTCTCCCATTCTTATTTTTGTCATGCTGCTTTCCTGATCGGAATTACGTTCGGCTTTCCCAAGACCCGCTCTACCGCTCCCCACATCATTTCAGGACCGACGTGGTACTGGCATAGAGCAACCCCTTCACCTTCATGTTTGGGGCAGTCTTTCCAAGGATCAAATCCATTGCCGCCGTGCAATTGCCTGCAGGCCCCACCATTCTCGGTCCATCTCTTGGAGCAACCAATACCATCTGGTTGCTTAAGAACCGTCGTATTTACCCAGTGGCGGGTGAGCATATTTTCGCTCGAGTGCGAGAGTGTGATGATCTTGTGAGCGTCCATGGACCCGGCGGCATTCAAAAGCCCGGTCTCCGTCCCGATGATCAAGTCTGCGACTTCCGCAAAAGCAAGAGACTCCCTGATTCTCCACTTTCCAGAGCGGCAATGAACCCTCGGCTCTCGCCCCCAGCCCTGCTCAAGCAGTTCGCAAGCCTCATCCCCGACCGTTACCACATGAACGTCGGGATACTGGAGCATCAACCCAGCGATGATTGCATCTACGTGCGGCCACACTTTATGGCCGGAGCTGCCGGCCAGAGACCACAGGACGTTTCTCTTTCCGAACTTCGCCGCCTGCTGCCTCGCCCACGTTTTCTCTGTTTCCGTTGAATAGAACTTTGGTCTATACGGAGGCGGGACTTCCGCCAACTCGTGGGTCCACTCAAGGTAATTCCTGTCCAGATACTTCGCCCTCAAATGGTTCGGCCATTCGTACTGCACCCGGTCAGGACATGCCAAAAGCGTGCCCTCTACAGACTCGCAAAGGTTGACCCACTTGTCGTACTTCTTCTTCTCGTGTCCCCAAAACTCCCCTAGAAACTGAGGGGGAACGGCGTCCCTCTCCTGAAGGATGAAGCGGTCGATATGGGGATCGTGCTTCACCACTTCATAACCTAGTCCTGTTTGGCAGTAGAGCGTGATGTGATAGCCCTGCTCTTTTAACCAGGGGTAGATGCTCGAGCTAATGATGTGATCGCCCTGGGCTCCGTAACGGATGACCGCGCAGGTCTTCGCTGGTTTCGGCTCTTTCCAGCTTTCCTTGATACCGCTGGTAATCTTCTTGTAGACCTGCCAGAAGGAGTATTCATCTCCCTCGTTTCGTTCTTCGTTCTCCACAAGATCAAACCCACCGCCGATCTTCTTCATCGCGTTGATGATGTCGGACGGGAGAAAATCGCTCTTGTGGTCCGGGTTGGCGAATGGGGTCCCCGCGTAAATCTCGCCGATCTTGGTCAACCCCTTAGACCTTCGTTCGTTAGCAAAGGCTTCCACCGCCGCGGCTGAACTGGCGAACTCTGCCGGCGGATGCTCCTTGCACCACTCGTCCCATTCTTCCTTTCCCTTGCACCGCGGGTAAAAATCCGCATGGGGGAGATACAAGCACAGATACCCGCCTACTTTTACAAGCCTCCACCATTCCCGGAGCGTCGCTACATGGTCCTCAACGTGCTCCAGGGTGTGCGAGCTGTAAACGCAGTCATAGTGCCCGGAGGCGAGTCCGGGAAGTTTCGTGACATCCCGCTTCATGTCCGGGCGCATCTGGATTCCGAAAATATCGGTGTCCTTGCAGGAGTCAATGCCGATAAAGTGCGGCAGTGCCTTGTAGGGGCCGCAGCCAAGATCCAAGGCCTCGCCTCTCATGTAGGGCACCAGATCCCAAACGACGTGCCGGGATTCGTTGCCTTGGCTTTTTTCGATGCTCCAGGTCACGACTTCAATTCCGGCGCGTGCCAACTCATAATGAAATCGCCGACGATCTCCGCGCGCACTTCTGCGCCCAAAGACTTCAGATAATCAACCGCAGCCGTGTCCGAAAGGCCGTACTTCCCTCCGTGATGCGGTTTCTGCTCCACTACTACGCAGGGCTTGTATTTCAATAGCGTTTGTTCCGCCCCCTTCAAAACGAATAGCTCGTAGCCCTCGACATCGACCTTGATGAAGTCCACATTTTCAAATTCATAATCATCAAGGCGATTCATCTTGTATTCACTGCCGCCGTTAACGTGGCTTCTGGCTGACATGCGCTCGACAAGGTGCATGCCGCAGGAACTGTCTTTTTCTCCGAGGGCTACTTCATGAAGGTGGTTAGTCAGCTTCCACGAGGCGTTTTTCTTCCAGCACTCGATATGTCTTTGAAGGGGCTCGAAGGCCTCCACTCTCTCGAAATATTGAGCGAGCTGGACCGTCCACAGACCGCAATGCGCGCCAGCATCAATAGCCGTTCTCGCCCGCTTGCAGTAAGGCAACGCCGCTAAAAGCTTGTTGGATTGATACTTGACCCCGGCCCCGAGCATTACCCTGTCTTCTTCGTCGTCAGGAATCCACGCGCCGCCGTTTACCTTCTTCATGCGGCTTCTCTCATGCCTCTAAACAACCATTCCTTGCGCATCCCCTTGTAGTGGAGCACCTTCACATCGCAGGAGTCCTCCCGAGAGCAGGGGATGTGGTTGTAGATAGGGCCTGGAATCACCTTCACCTTGTAGCGCCCGGTCTGCATGATCGCCCACAGCGAAAGCATGTCTCCCAGCCAGTGCTGTTCGGCTTGCCCGAGAGTCGCGCAATGAGCCGTTACTTCCTCCCAGAACTTGGCGCTGCGCGAAAAGGTCGTCCCGAGGGTATAGGGCGCTACGGCCGAGAGAAGGACTTTGCGGCCATCAATGGTCCAAGTCGAATCGACTTCTCTTTCCGTCACCGCTATATCGAAGTCCGGATCGTCGAACACATCGAGAATATCGGCGCGGAAGCGAACATCCGGCTCAGTGAATAGGACCTCATCCCCAAGGCTTTGGGCCTCTTTGTGGCAGCGCATGTGCCACGTCATCAACGGCACGTCACGCTTCACCCGCAAGACTTCCGCCCCCGGAATCGGATGCGTCGTTTCGTCCGCGACGTGAACGATCTTGGTTCCCGGCATCACGGCCTTGATGTTGGATACCAGGTCTTCCGCAAGACCCCTGTAGATCGGGGTCAATCTGGGAATTGCATCCGCATAGGCAAAAGCGATGACCCTCATCTCGGCAATCTCACGCACACCGCGACCAAAGCATGTACAGCGGGCTCCAGTTGGTGCTCAACGACCAAGAAATATTTCTTGAGGTATGACCTCCACCAATCAGCCCCGTGCAGGCTGATGTGCGCGTTCCTGCCGTCCGCAAGCTTTTTCCCGGCCTCTGACAGGGAAATGATGAAAATCGCCACTTCTTTCGTCAGGTCGCGGATATGGCGCAAAACGGTATCGACGCACTCCGGTTCTACGTGCTCCATTACATCCCCGCAGAACACGACCTCGGCCGGCAACGGTGGACTGTCGATTCCCGGCACGCAGGGGTCATACTCGTGATAGCTGATCCCCGGAACTTCCGGGAACGCTTGTGCGATCGCTTTGCAAAGCGCCCCCTTGCCAGCCCCATAGTCGAGAACCCGGCACCGGCCGACTTTTCGCAGCACCTGCGCAGCCGCCATGAAGACCCTGGGCGCGTGGTACTTGCCGACCTGCCCGTAACTAGCACCGTATTCCTCGTGCATCTGGCGCTGAAGTTCAAGGTACTCGGGAGTGATGCACCAAGGGTGTGGTTTTCTTAATTCCCTATAGAGGGCGAGATGATTCGCCATCAGAGAGTCGCCGTATATCTCGACATCCAAGCCCGGCATCTGGTCAAGGAGAAGAACTAGCTCTTCTCCCTGCCTCGCCAAAGACATGGTTGTGTAAAACTTCTTTCCGTTCTCGGCCGTCGTCTCCAGGATATTTTCGCCCCGCGGCTTGTTATAGGCATAACAGCGGACAAGCCCATCCTTCATGTCCACGCTGCCGTCAACCCCGTAGAACTCCAGGCGTCTATAGCCCATCGCCACGGCGAAATAGATCATCCTCGTCCCGCACATCGAACCCCCGCCAATACCCATCAGTTGGGAGTCTTCCTTTGTCAATGCGGCTTGCGCAGCTTCTTTATCCGACTTTCCATCAGCTCCCGTAACCGAAGCCGCCAAGAACTTGTAGACCTTGACGCCCTTGTCTTTCGCTCTCTCGAAAAGCTTAGGATGGCACTGAAGACCCAGGACTAGCGGAACGTCTTCCTCATAATCCAAGTCCCTGACCTTGCGCTCAGTCGGATCTAGAATCAGGTGAAAATCCGGCTTGATGCCTTTAGAGGTTATAAACCTGCACGTCGCATTCGACGTGTAGACCTCATAAGCCTCGTCTTCGCATTTGCGCTTGATCTCATCGAGATGATCCCTGAGAGTCGGCCCGCCGCCGACGTACACCATGATCTTCGGCGTGTATTCCCGAGGGTGAAGATTCGGAACGTCGTGGCGTAAAGCGTTCGCCGCCACTTGCTCGAGGATGTGCTCCCTGCTGACAGGGGGCGCTCCATAAGGCATCTCGGCAAAGATGCCGTCTTTGTCCGGTTGTAAACCATGCTCCCGATACCAAGCGTCCAGCTCGGCGGGATCTGCGGCCCTTGCGATCTGGGCTTGAATCTGTACCGGCGGTTTTTCAACCGCTTGTTCTTGCATCGCTACCCCTCTTATTGGGGGTTAACCCTCCCCCATTTCTGGAGGAGGGAAGCCTAGTTACGCAATCGCCGAGGCAAGGCTGAACGTCGAGCCGGGCACGATGCGGTATTCGTAGGACACCGTGATGTACGGCGCAGAAGCTCCAGCACCCACTCCGACCTCGAACCGATCGGTAAAGCTCGTCAGGGTGTAGTTAGCCCCAAGCGTGAACGTCCCGATCGTTTGGTTAATCGACTCCTCCAGCGTCAGCAGCGCTGCTACGGAATTGTTGAAAAGCAGCGTGATGATGAGTGTGGTGGTCGAAACCGTCCCGCCGAGAATGGCGGTAATCTGCGTCACTACGCAGGCCACGCGAGACCGGAAGGTCAAGCCGGGCTGCGCCGCTATTGCGGTGGTGGTCGCCGCAGAGTGGCACGACTGCCGGATGATCGTGTAGTTCGGATGGTCGTAACTGAAATCAATTGCGGGCATTTCTCTTCTCCGTCCTTCGCCGCCTCCCGGCTAGGATCTTCTTTTTCAATTGACGGGGAAGGCCGTCATTGTGTTTTACGCCCCGGCAGGCTCCTTGCCAGGCGTCAATCCCATCTCGCGGAGGAAGCCCCGCTTACTCTTTACGACGCCGAGTCGAACTTCACGATCCGGGTCTGCGCGAGGTTGTTGGAATCGTTGTGCGTGATTCCATAACCGAGAAGCGCATACCACGCGACGCCCTTGGATCGACCGTAGTCATCCGGGTTCTTGGCCCGGATTTCCTCTTCGGTGTGGACAGCCTCGCAAACGGTGTCCTCGCCGAAGAAAAACACCCAGTCGCCGCCGGTATTCCATGCGTCCCCGGTGTCGGTGAAGGCGTTGAACGTGGTCGAGTCCGTCGCCCCACCAGTAGGAACGACGGTCTGCTCTACGACCCTCGTATCCTCGTAGCGGCCGATCTCGTTATTCATGATCATGTCCAGGCCGGTCTCGGTGTATTGATGCACCGCTTCCAGTTGGTTTTTCATGAGACGAAGACCCGCAGGGCGGGCGATGGCCCAATAAGACTTGCCATCGTAGAAGGGAATGTTTCTTCCCTTCATCTGATCCACGACAGAACGCCACTGCACTTGGCCGATGTTGTCGGTCACGGTGAGAGTTGCGGAGCTGTTCGAGGTCAGCGTGACGTTGACGCCAGTCCCGGTAGAGGCCGCACGGACCGCGGTGTTGTTGAACTGCGCATGTACTGCACAGTCAATGTCCACCATCGCGTCGTACTTCAGCACCTTCATGATCGGCTGTCTCACCGAGACCATCGCAAGAGCTTCCACGAAACCCGTGTAGGGAACGCTGTAACCACGCTCGAGCATCGTGAGAGTCGATTGATAGATGGTGTGGTTTCCCTGCGGAATGGTGTTCGTTTCCGTCAATGCCCGGTTAGCGCGAGCGAGCATCGGGACGCCGTCCCACGTAAAGGTCTGCCCGCTCCTCTGGACTTTGGCGAACGCATCGCGAACGTCCGCGAACTGTCGGAACTTGGAGGTCGCTTGCACCCCCATCCGCAGTTCTTTGCTCAGGTTGAGGGCCGAATAGAAACCCCCAAGTGAGTTTGTGACAAATAGTTGCCCAGCCATTTTTTCTCCTTATTGCGGCTGCTGACCTCGCGCTTTCCTCATTCGATTGAGGGATTCTTCGCGGGTCTCCGGTTTTTCTTCCTTCGGCAACTCGGCGCGAGCCGAAGAAGCAGTCGGAAGAACGGTTATCGAAGCCTTACGCGCTTCTCTCTCGGACGCCTGGCTGGGATTGCCGCTTGTCGCTGGCGTTGCCTGGGGCTGGGATTGCCGCGCGGGAGCAACGCTTCTAACTTGGTTCCCGATTTTACTGTAAAGGCTGCGCCAGTCAATAGCTTGACCAGACTTTCTCGCGTTCGCTAGCTCCTCATGCTCCAAAGTTACCGCTAGCTTTAGCAGTAATCGATTCGCCGCTACCTCGGGATATTCCTTCATGAAATCGGCAGCGGCTTGTTTGCGATCCACTGCCGAGAGCACCTGACCCAACAAAGCATTCTGGTCCACCGGCTTGTTGATGCGCTGCATGATCTCCAGTTGAGCGGTGGCGGCTTCTTCCGGGGTTCCAAATCGAACCTTGTCGATGCGCTCGGCGATGAACTGCTGATCGGTAACTGAAGGTTGTTGAGGCTGCTGCCGCTGGAGGACTGCTTCGGCAATCTTGGCAATACGTTCCTCGCGCTGCTTCGCCTCAGTGTTCGCCTCGTTCATCTTCTTGAGGCGGTTTTCCTGGGCTCGCGCAATCCTCCATGCCTGAGCCCCTCCGGCTTCATCTACTTCGCTCTGGGGAACTTCATGCTCCTCCCCATCCACGATCTGCTTGACGGTCTTGGGGGCTTCTGGAGCTGGCTGTACGGCCTCCGGAGCGGTCTCTGTCTCAACCTTGGGTTCGGTGATTTCAGGCTCTTTCGGCGGCTCCTTTGTTTCGGCTTCTTCCTTCGGTTCCCCCCTGCTCTGGCGAATCTCATCTAGAACGTCTTCCCGGCGAGCGTTGCGCCGCGTAATGACCTTTGGCCCGAGAGATTTCTCTACCTCAGGAGTCGGCTCTACCTTGGCGGGTTCAACCTTGGGAGGTTCAACCTTGACGGGCTCTACCTTTTCCGTCTTGGATTCCTGGCTGCGCTGCTGCAGGACTCGGGCGGCTTCCGATGCTTGCGCTGCCGCTCTGTCGGCGGCTTGTTCAGTTCTGCGTCTCATGGCTTTGTTTCCACTCCAGCAGGGCTTGATTGCCCCGTTCTATTAACTCGTCAATAAATGCCGGGAACTGCTTGCCCAACGACACGCGGTTCTGCAACCTCTCGATTGCATTGGAATCGGTCGGGTTCACAGTCGCCAGCGCTTCCATCGCCAACTGCGACTCCTGCAAAGCCATCCCTGTCAAACATTTCCCGAGATCGCTTTCCTTGAACTTTTTAGCCTCATCGCCGATTAACGCCTCGGCTATCAATTCACCCCTGTCTCTCTCGCTCACAACGCCTCGGCCAATACCAAGAGCAAATCTTCATCCTCTCGTTCCATGAGCCTTTGGAGATATTTCGCTACCTCGATTCCTATAAGGCGCTCGCGCTCTGCTTCCAGGGCTGCGATCAGCGCCCCATCCAGAGCGATGTTCTTCCTGGCTAGGGCGCTTTCCAGTTGCGCAACGCGCTCCTGATCATGGACTGGGTTCTCTACTTGCTCCGCCGCCAATACGATGATGACTTCCCGCGCCGCCGGCTCTAGAGACTCGCTCCAGTATTTCGGTCGTCTGCGTCTTAGCTTTCTCCTCGAACCGCCGCCGCCGGTAGTCGTCGCGGCAACATCCACGCTCCCCTGAAAGGCGAAATTGCCCTGGTAGGCCGAGTTGGTTACTTGGTAGCCTAGAATCGCCATCAGCGCTTAATTACAGTGCAGACCAAGTCAGTAGATACGTTTGTGTAATGAGCTTGAGCGAAGGCTTGGGCTTCCTGACTCCGCAGTGTCCACGGGGGGCCTATTTGATTGCCGCCCGTAGCCTCGAAATTGCACTCATAACCACTGTGCGGAGCGTTTTGCGCCCTCCACTCTTTATTCAAGTAGTAAAACGCAAAGAACACCACCGGAGGCCATTGGTGGGTCGGATCTCCGTAAGCTCTCTCACTAGACCAGTGCGGCACTACAATGGTCGCCTTCCCGCCATCTATAAGCACGCGGTACAGCTCGTTAAAGAAATGCACGCGCTCGTGTCCTGTCAGGTGCTCCAGAAAATGGGAGGCGTGGACCTCCTCCACGGACCCATTTTTCCAAGGCCATTTCTGCCGTAAGTCCGTGGTGATTTCCTGCCCGAAGTCTCGGCAATCGACGCCGATGAATCCAGCACGCGGATTCTTGCCGCAGCCAAGATCAAGCTTGAGCGGCTTCGTCTCCTCAATTATTTTTAGCTTTGGCTTTGCCATTCACCACCAAGTTTTCGTGTTGCTGTCGAAGTGCCCCACCTTCACCGAGCAATCAATCGCGCAGCGGTAGCCGTACTTCCTGAAATCTCCCCATGCATATAAATCTTGCGTGGCGACCCCGTTATGCTTCTCCGTCTTGAACCACGGCTTTCTCAGCCTGGAGTCTTTGAACATTGCAAGCCGGAAGAGATTGAAGCCCATTCCTGTTCCGTAGCATTCCACCAGCCCACCAGCAGGATCTGGTAGCTGCGGTCTGAAATTGACGCAGGGGTCTTTAATGTCGCCCCATATCTGAGCGACCCCGCCCTCGCCTTTGGTGAAGTAGAGTCCGCCGATGCAGGAATATTCTGGGTGCTGCTCCATGCGCTCGATAAGGCGGATCACACCGTCCGCCGGGGGGCCGTTATCGTGTTCCAGCGTCAGGATGTATTCCCACTTTGAAAGTTCTGGATTCTCCAGTACCCATTCAATCGCATTTGAATAGGCAATCCCGACTTCATCGCCCAATGCGAGCATCCGGTAAATACCGTTATTCGGCGGGTAGTAGAGCTGTCGATGGTTGTAATAGACCTCGGCTGCAATCGTGTCCGCCGCAGGGACGATCTCCACCACCCTCTGCTTCTTCCAAGATCCGCCTTGGAGCAAACGGCCCCGCGTCTTCGTGAGATCCGCGTTATGCCGGCCGCTCGATTCCTGCACAATGATCTTCATGCCTGCCTGATCAACTGGAACGGCATGATCGGGTTCGACGCGCTGGTCGAAATATTCCCTAACGCGATTGAGGCTGGAATCGTACCGATGGTGTTCGTCGTCCAGCTTCCCAAGCCCTGCCGGAAATGGTTGCTGCTGTTTGTTGCGACTCCCATCACATTGAACGCCTGGTTTACCTGCGTAGCAGCGAAATTGCTCGCGAGAATGCGCAACGTCGAGACGTTGGCCGTGCCGCTGCTGGACCCCGAAGTGCTACAGCCGAACATGAACCAGTACGCGCCCGCTGCAAGCGATGTTGCAAACGGAATATCCATGAAGCGCAGGCCAGTGAAGTCGCTAAGCTGCGTAGAATTGATCGTGACGTTCGTCAGCGTTGTGCCTGCGGACGACGTGAAATTCGTGTTCCCGCCTTCCTGCGGGAACGAGATCGTGTGTCCGGAACTCCAGCGCGATCCCGTCCCGGCCGCCATATAGGTCGCTTGCTGGACCCAAGAGGCGGAACCCGTCGCATACGAAACAAGGCTGCGAGAACTTGCGCCTGTCCCTTGCGTGTAGAACCCGACGTTGCATGTCGAACTCATGGTCATGCCGCGCGTTACGTTCGCCGCCGTAGCGATGGACGCCATGCTCCCCACACACGACATCGTCACCGGAAGCCTTATGTAGCTGACCGACATCGGGAACGGGAGATACACGGGCTGGACGTGCGAAGTCGATTGCTGACATTGATAGGCAGAGGAGTTTTGAATCTCATCCGGCCACATATAAAAAGACTGGTTCGCTCCGCCACCGGGCGCAGCCGCCGACAGAGAAAGCGTTAATCCGTCGCTGGCGCTCGCCGTAGTGCCAGACAAGTTCGTCAGCGCTAGCGTCGGGTTGCCGTGCGAGTGATTCGATAAAGCAGCCGTGGTGATATACGGCCCGATGCTTACCGAAATTCCATTGCTGGCAATCGTTCCAGAGGCGCTTGTTCCTGCAAAACCCGCGTTCGCCTGCACGAAGTCAGAGCCTCTATTCGAGGCCATCGCTGTCGTGATGTACGGGCCGATACTGACGGAGATCCCGTTACTGGCTATCGTCCCGGAGGCACTAGTCCCGGCAAACGCTGCTGTAGCTTGGACAAAATCACTCCCTCTGTTCGACGCCATTGCCGTCGTCAGGGCGTTGTGACTGGCAGTTATAGAACTTTCGCTTAACCCAAATGAGATTCCATTGGCGTTGCTGAACAGCCCTGAAATCTCCGTCGCCGATACACTGAATGTGACTGCGTGCGCAGAGTTCCAGTGCTGAGGCTGGTTTTCATACGCCGAATCATCCGGCGTAGTCATCGACAGCGCGTGGCTTATCGTGGCTGGCATTAGAAGCGCAACAATGAAGTTACGCAGGCAATACATCAGCTCCAACTGTTTGCCCGTCCTTCTTGAGCAGCGTAATCCGCTTTTTCTGCGCGCCGAGGGCCGCTATGCCTTGGAGAATCTGATTCACGCCGTCCATCAACTGCTTGTTCGACGCCTCGATGCGAGTAGCCGTGGTCTCGGCCATCTTGGTTTGTGTTTCTGCTTGCGCGGTCTTCGCCTTGGCGTCGCTGACCTCGGCTTTTGCTTCGCGCTTCGCCTTGTCAACCTCCAGGGCACCGTTGATCTTTACGGCGTGCATGGCGATCAGGCTTTGCACTTTTTCGATTGCCGCATCGATCGGGGCGTCGATTTCTTCGGCTAAATCCGGCGTCGAATCCTTCAGAATCTCCAGCCGCTTCAGTTCCAACTCCGCTCTTTTTACGGCAAGGTCTCCGTCGATACGCGCCGCATTCACGCGGATCTCCGCCCCCTTCACCCGCTCGTTGGAAAGAAGCTTCTGCCGCTCAACCTCGGCTGTAGATTGCAGCTCCAGCAGCTTACCCTTGAGCTGCTGCTGAAGCTGCTGGACCATCTGCATCGCCTGTACCAGCCTCGGGTCTTCTTTGCCGGGGAAGAATCTCTCCCCGTCCCTGAACCCCGCGTTTGAATAAAGCTCCTTCAGCTCCTCCTTCACGTTGAAACCCGGCGGGGCGTTCAGCACCAGTTGACGTGCAGTCTGGGCGGTGATGACGAACTTCTGGAACCTTTCATTAGGATTACTCGACCCCATCCCGACGTTCACGCAGACGTTGACCTCGTTCATCAAAAGATCGTCCGTGATCCTGGACAACCCAAAACGCGGGAAAAGCCTCGCCTTGTTCGCGCACACCGACAAAACGACTTCATCGGTCTCGTAATACTGCTCGAGGAGCACCAGTTGCCTTAGCATGGGCTCGTACCAGGTCTCGATGAACGTGCGCAAAAGGTAGTCTGTCATCATCCCCGCACCTTGGGCAGCCATCCGCGTTCCGCCCAACGTATCGTTCGTGCCCTTGTTCGCAAACTTGGTGTTGGGAGAGAAATTCCCGGCCACGTCGTCAAAGTCTGCGTTCAAACGATCCTGCTCAACGTAAGCAGAGCTGGTGACATCGGGCCAATTGGACTCCTGAACGTCAGTCTTGGGATCTGTGACGAGAGTCACGCCGCCCGGAACGTTGCGGACGAGCGAATTTACGTCTACCTGCCTTCCTCTTGCGACCATCCAGCGCTTGTTGAGGACGAATTTCACGTTGTCGATGCGCTGGTTTGCGATTTCGTTTGTTTCCTGCTGCAAAGACCTGACGAGCACCGGCATGCTCGTCTTCATCACGCGATGGGTCTCGAGGATCGAGTAGCCCATCACATAAGGTCTTTTCCCGTGGAAGTAGACTTCCTCCAGGGGTTTTGCATCGGTGAGCAGCTCTTCGGTGCCGAGCGTGTAGTAGGCGTAATCGTCGTTCAGCGAATCGCGCATGAACCAGCGCATCACCCAAACGATGTCGAAGTCCTTGATACCAGTGGTTTCATCGTAGGGGTCTTGCTGCTTTCCAAGACGCGCCTTTCTCGTGCTGTCCATCACGTCGGGGCGAGCCCGCAGAATCACCGAGTCCTCGTATTTCTTCCACTGCGGGGCGTTGGTCTTTTCGTCCCTGTTGTTCATCATTCCCCTGACCTGACACACGTACATGGGGATAATGTCGCAGAAATACGGGCTCGTTCCCACCGGATCTAGCCAGTTAGCTCCACCGTCAATTCGGATGTTTTCGATCGGTCTTAGATCAATGCAGGGCTTGTCCTTGATTACTCTTCCGCCCCTTTTCTCGAACTCCCAATACTGATATGAGCAAACCATCCCTACTGTCTGCGCGTCCTGAAGCGCGCCCATCACCAAGGGGAAAGCAGGAATGGTTCTGGAAAGACGGTACTCGAGGATTTCCTTCAAGGCTTCGGCCGAAGCAACCGACATCACGTCGTCCGGGTTTCCTGGAGTGATGTTCACAACGTCCATGTTGCTGAACAAAGCCACCGCTCCAGCAGCTTCGTTCTTGCGGATTACCGAGCGGGTCTTCGGCCTGAAAAGTCTCGAACGAGAGGCATACTCAGCGCTCAAATACTTGGACCCCGCCGCATGCTCGTTTCTGAAAGCCTTGAGGCTGTAATCAATGTCGGACCTGTGATTAGCGTCCAGGAAGGCCGACGACGCCTCATATGCTTGCTGCGCTAGGTCGAGGAAGTCGGCCATGATTTTTCTTTTTGTTTTAGGGCCTGCGGTCGGGGGGTTTCTCTCACTTCAAAATCTGAGGTCTGAATAACCGCGTCTACATTTGCCGCGGGTTTTTGCGGGACGCCATCCGCAGTCTTGACCAAAGGATAGTCGGTTTCGTAACGCCCCCTGGGGATTCCCATGCGCTCCAGCCACTCGCCCGCTCTCAAAATAACTTCTCTCTTGAAAGCGCTCGATGAATAAAACGCGGCGTCTTTCTTGTTGTGCCGGACGTTCATTCCGTAATTGCCCTGGAAAGCGAGATGCCTGATGAAAACCCGACCTCCGGTTTCGTCCCCGGAGAGTTCGACCGACCATGGATGATCCGGATAGGCGAAATCCAAAGCCTCAAGGATCGCCCTCGCCTCGTCGTACTGGGCTTGGGTCGCGCCTTTGGCGTATCGAACTATTCCCGGGAGATCTCTCAAAACTTGTGCCTGTCTTTTTCGGTTTGGCAGTTGGGGCAACTCACCGTCTGAGCTTCCGGGTGAACAAGAACCTCCACCGAGTTTTTGCACCCGCGGCAATACCAGATCACCAGGACCTCAATCTCAGAAGTCGGGCGAGGTTGCGTAGATGGCTGCATCGCCGGTCCTCAGCTCGAACTTCCTGCCGGAGAACTCATAGCTCGTCTCGGGCTTGTTCCACTCCTGGCCCCAGATTTTCTTGATCTCGGCGGAGAGGTCTACCTGCTTGCTGGATGGGGGTTGGGTCGAAGTGGACATTCGTCTTCTCCTAGTCTTGGTATGCCGGCGGATCCAGTTGCATCCCGGCTTCTTCGAAATCGGCGATCGGGTAGGCGTAAGTCAGGGCCAAAGCATCGGCCCTGTCAGGAGAAAACCCGTACTTCTCCATCAAGTCGCTTTTTCTCTCCAGCCGAATCCTTCCCTTGTCGGTGTAATCGTATTCGGGCGAGGTCAGCTCTTCTTTCAAGCGTCCATCCGCAGGCAGCTCTATAAGCCCCTCGATGGCCTCTTTCATCTCCCACCACATCTCGACTCGCTTGTTGAGGAACCTAGGGTTAAGGGACTGGTTGCCACCGTTCACATCAACCACCGAGAAGTTGAGCTGCCGCAGACGATCGACAACCCCGGCCCCAATACCCGAACCATCAACAAAGACTTGAAGAGGTCTTTCTCTTTTGATCGCGTCTGCTACGTGGTGGGCGGTCTGCATCAAGTCCATCTTCGGCAAAACCTCCACCGGAAAAACCTTGCGCCCCTGCCTCAAGCAGATCGTGGATGAGTTTTCGCCGAACCTCGCTATATCCACTCCCATCAGCTTGGGAAGAAATTCATGGCCCTCGGTCTGGTGCTTCTGGCACTTCTCCACGGCGTCGGTCGAAATAAGCTGTCGAGTGGCTGTTTTGGGGAACTCGCCCAAAACCCGCACCCTCGCCTGATCGGTGTTTTCTCCGCCGTACTGCTCGATCAGCCTGTTCAAATACTCGGCATTAGCTGCCTGACACTTTCGACTGTCGATCTGCCACGTCTTCCAGGGTTTGCCTTTGAGTTTGTGGAAGCAGTCGTAAAAACGACCCACGTTCCTCGTCCCGTTCCCAAAGACGAGCCAGATGTTTTTCTCGGTTGTAAAAATCCCGTCCGTGACCTCGAAAATCTTGTCCGAAATCTTGGAGGCTTCATCGAAGACAACAAGGACGCTCTCTTCGTGCGTCCCGGCGAAGGCCTCGGTATTGTTTTCCGACCACGGGATCGCGTTCGCCTTCCAGGTCTCCGGGTGAGCTTTCAGGTAATACGTCGTCGCAGTCCACTCGAACCAATCCCGGTCAGCGGAAAGCTTGTGCCACTTCGCAAGCTCCCTCCAGGTCTTCGTGTTCAACTGCGTCTCGGTGTTCGCCGTGCAAACAACCTGGGGATGGGGTCTGCAGCTCATGAACCACTTGATGACCCAAGCGACAAAGGCGGTCTTCGCCGCCCCGTGCCCACTCGCTACAGCTATGCATAGCGGGGAAACATCGGGTCCCTCGAGATAGTCCTTGATCTCCTGGAAGACTTCCCGGTGCCACCAGTCAGGGCCTTTCCAGTCCTTTAGCTGACCGTTCTCCCAGTCGTACATGAAAAGCGTGTACCCAAGAGGATCATCGGCAAAGCGCTCGCACGCCGCCTGCAATTCATCGTTCGGGTCCTTCTTTAAGGCTTGGGCCACGTCAGAAACCAACTAACCGGGGGCCAGCCAAAGAAGAGCGAGCCTTCAAAACACCACTTATCCCTACGCCACAACCCGAGGCGCAGACAAAGAAATACGATCCAGACGCCTTTCGAGCGCCCGTAATCGGTCTTCCCTATCTCAAGGCTTAATAGGGTCATGGCGGACCACCGCTCTTCTGGGCGGCTTCTTCCGTCGGTTGATTCTCAGGTACAACGACTTTTTGGGCAGTCTCATCCGGTCTTACGCCGGCTCTAAATTTTTCTAGAAATTCCGAGCCCTGGCCCTCCGCTTCCTGATATTCGCCAGAGCCTTCTTTCTCCTGTCGGCGTTGTTGAACTCCTGCGCCACTTCCTGATCTATCCCCGCCTTCCTCGCAAACCCCGAGTCGTGAGCAGCCGCAGCCATGAACCTCGCCCGCTTCTTACTTACCGAGGGCACGCACCCCCCCCTCATCCTGCCGCACGAGAAATTTTTTTATTCTTTCGCCACACCCTCATGTACTCCCGCTGGAAGGCGTTGTAAGCCTCTCGGGACCAGCGTTGCTTCGGTCTGGCGCTACTTAGGTCGTCTGCGCTGTTCAGGCCAGCGCTGCTCTTTTGCGCCCCGTTGACTCGACTCTCGCTTACCCCAGACGGGACACGCCGGAGACCAGATTCGTTAGATGCAGCGTTAGATGCTGTCGTCGCCGCGTTAGATGCGTAGTTAGTCGCACAGGCGTTGTGAATCCATGCCTGCGCAGGCCAGAATTTTTTTCCGCAAACGCACTCGGCTTGTACCTGCAGCATTAGCTCACGTCCTTACCCATACCCGTTCCACTGACGGCTGGAGCCTCCCGGCGGGTCCGGACCGAGCTGAGACCCAGGATTGAATCGAATGGGTCCCTCGGCATGTTTGTTGTTTGCGCGCTATTTAACATATATAACTATTGTGTTCGAGCGCTGTGGGATCAAGGGGTTACGCGACATTTAGCGGAGGGTGTGCGAAACCTACTAGGGGTTGGGGGTAGAGTCGGCGATGTCGGGAACTTGACGTGGCTCGAGCGCAACGACCCGGCTCCGATTCCCAAGCTGCTCGTCCTCGTGCGCAGGCGCGACCTCAAGGCTGAGCGCGCTGCTTCCTTGACGTTCAAGGACTTGAATTCTTTCCCTCGCTCTCCTAAGACGGTCGCCGAGATCGCCGAAGTTGATATTGATGTTCTGCTCGTCCCTACCGTAATGCTTACGCATCACTCGCTCTAAATCCCATTGGCCAGCCCTGATCTTCTCCCGCGAGGCGCTAAGGTAGAGCGGGTCGGTCGGGCGCTCTAGCTCATCCTCCCCACGTTCTTTCATGGCGAAGGCCCTGGCTCTCTGGGCGTTTATCCATTCCTCTGGAACGTGCCTGAGGAGAAATGCGTACAAGGCTATATCGCTCACCCCGTACTGCGTTGCCATCTTCCTGATCTTTTCGCCGGCGATGTAACGCTCTATGACCGCCTGCGGGCTCACCTCGCTTAGGGCTTGCACACCGCCGATCGCCTGTTCTTCCCGCCTGCGCAGCGTCCGCCTCGACAGCTTGCGCGGCATCCTCGAGTGCTTTAGCAAAACCTCGCTCACACGCGCTCCGTAAGAACTGGGATGTACCGCCACCGGGGGACTAGCGTTCGCTGTGGGGCTTCCTGTGGCTTGTGGAGCAGGAATTTCGTGAGGTTGACTGTCCTGCCGTCTTTGCCATTGAGCAAAGTGCCCTCGGACCAGTATCCCTCTCTGCACCAACCTGAGAAAAAACCGGCATCCGAGAAGATGCCGGAAGGGGGCGGCGCTAGAGCGCTCTTATTACCCACATTTCGACATTACAGGAGATTCCATCTCTTCGGTAGCGCGAGCCTTAGCAGTAATCTCGCCGTGCAGTTTCAGCAAGGCACAACCAAGCTCATGACCTGGCTCTCCGCCTCTCGCCCAATTCTTTGCGGTGGCGTCTGCAACCCCGAGGAGTTTGCTCACCCGGTATCTCGAGCAGCCGGCCGCTTTGAGCTCGGCTATGATCAGCGCCCAGTTAACTCTCATCGTCAGAAGTGGCGATGCACCATGCAGCCACGCCTATCAAGCCGCAGCCGCAGAGGGCAATTGCCCACACGATCAAGGCTGCGACTAGCCCGTGCTGTATGACGTGGACAAAAAACAGCAAGCCGACCAGCACCAACAGTATTCCTATCCCGATCCAAAGCTTCATGCCCAGAACTTCCACCAAGGGCGCGGCTCATCCTTGGGCCAATAAGCCACGGATCCGGTCGGCTGCCAGCCGGTGTCCTTGAACAGCAAGCCGTCGGCGTCGTAATGCCAGCAGCGGCCCTCACCGATGATTCGGTCGCCTTCCGGGCGCATCCGAGTCTCGGTGACGATATGGCCGAACATCGTGTAGATCGTGACCTCAGTCGTTGCGTCGCTATTCGGGGATTTGCCGCTGCGGATCACTTAGGCACGTTCCGCAAGAGTTCATCGACGTTAATAGGCGATATCGTCACCTGCTGGCTGCGCTCGTACTCGCTGACGATTTCCAGCGCCTCCTCTAATCGTCGCAAAGCCTCGTACACCTGCTTGTCGCCTACACCCGGCGGCTCCATGAAAGCTTTAAAGGTGGCGATGGCGAAGCCGATGTTGGACGACGCCAGAACGGTGTCAACTTGATCCATATACTCCTTCGTATTCATGCCAATGAGCCGACATTGGAGAATTTGCGTAATGCGGGAGAAACGGCCCCCCGGCTGTCCAGTGCAAAAGCTTCGCCTCGGGATTCTCCCCGTATTCATCGCAAAGCCAGTTCCATTCGACAGGCAATTCCCCTATCTGTTCATCGTCCAGCCATCCGAACCTGTGCAGGAACTTGCCGTCTGTCGTGCTCATCCTCTGTCTGTTTTTGAAGTGCGCGATATGCCCGCAGTTCCACAGGATCACGCTCGACCAGTTCTTTCGCGGGTAATCGTGGTTTTCGGCTTCCATCTCGGTCCCGACGTACTTCCTCGCGTGTTTCGTTTTGTAGTCGTGCTTGACGACCTGGACCGCATAACCCGGGTTTCTAAGATCGAATAGCTCTTTGATGTTCGCCCTTAAAAGCATGTCGCAGCCATCAACGAAACACGCCCAACCTCCCCAGTTGCAAAGCTTGGGGATTCTGAATCTGGCATAGGTAAAGGCATTAGTCCCGTCTGCCTGATCGTCCCGAATTGGGGTTAGGCCAATACCGGGAGAGGTATCAATCAGCGACTGGGCGAACTTATGCCAGCCCTCAGTCTCTCGAGGATCGTAGCCTGTGAAGAGTTTCAGGCGAGCGCCCTCTTCAAATCTTCGATGGGCTTTCCCTGCTTTATCTGCCCCGTCGAATAGCGAAGAACAGTCCAACCCATGAGCTGCGCGGTGTTGTATTTCTCCATGTCGGCCTCCATCCCGACGCCGCGGGAATGCCTGCCTTGCGTCCAGATCCCGCCCTCGACTTCAAGAGCAACCTTGTCTTCAATCCAAGCAAGATCGAACCTCCACTTTCTGACATCGTGGAAACGATGCTCGACGACTGGTTCTGGAAGTCCCGCGTCTTTTACATCCTTCATCAGGATTTGAACCAGGAATTTGGGGGCGTCTTTCTTGTCGAGAATGTGCGTTTTGATCTTCCGGTGATCGGCTCGGGCTTGGATCTGCTTTAGATCGTCCTCGGTGAGTCTTAGCCCTTTCACGTCTGAATCTCAGGCGCATAAGTTTTGCCATCAAGGCCGAACGTCCACGCAATACCCTCCTGCGGGGTTTTTGTGATTGGCGGGACGCGGATGAAATAATCCTTGAACGTGCCGTCCGGCTCGGCTGTTGAATTTTTCACCTTCACAAACCGCAACGGCTCACCAGGGCTATCCGGGGCCTCGTCCTTGCCATACAACTCGCCCAATTCGTCCCTATTAATGAGATCAGCCCCGCAATTGGCGATATAGCGCTGGACTCCGTATCGCTCAATCATCACGCGCCGGATTTCCAGGTTTTGCTCTTCGTCAATAGCCCGAGGATTGATTAGCTCCGGCTCCTTAATGACGTATTCAGGAACATGGACGCCATGCCCGGCGGGACTTCGATGGCCGCGTGTTCTTCATGACGAAGGGCTGTCTTCTCGACCACTTGCAGGAAGCGTTCAGCGCCAGCATCCCACAGCTTGGCCTTCAATTTCGGCTTGTCAGCCACAAGCACCTTCTCCACGAGGCCCCTGTGACGCTCGACGACCTCGGGGTAAAAAGCGTGGGCATGACCAGTCACCTCACCATACGCCAAGACGATGCGATCAGCCGGCGTTACGTCCTTCGCCTTCTTCGGGATGCTCTTTACTTCAATCAGCAACACATCACCCTGTCGAAACATTTTCATCGTTAACTCCTTTCGGTTTAAGCGGCCTCATTGCCCAGCCAGACGCCAAGCTCGGCGGCATAGAAATTTTCAACGTTTTCCAAAAACTCTCTGAACTCCTGCTTCTCCCTGGTGCTTGATCTTTTCGCCGGCACCATGCGGATCATCGGGCCGACTTGAATTTCCTTCGTGCCAAAAAACTTGCACAACATCATGTCGTGCAGCTCGTCCGGGGTATGCCCCGTGGCTGCGGCGGCAAGCTGGTGCAGCGCCCAGAGCCTAGAATTTTGCGCGAGCGTCCTCTGCTCTCGCGGGTCTCCGATCTCGGCCTGAAATGGCAGCGGTCTTCGGTCGAGGTACTGCTTGAGCCTCTGCCTTTGAAGATCGTCAGTGATGATGAAGCTCCTAAACGCGGCCATCTTTAGTCACGAGGCGTTTTAACTTTGGCCTGCACATTCACGCGGGCAGGCTGGCCTTCGACATATACCAACTCCATGCCTAGCTTGTCTAGAATGCGTTCCACCACGGTCCTGACTGCGATGCGCTGCTTGGGGATTGGGCTGTAAAAATCGCCGAAGTCCCGCCGCTGCTTAAGCGCTACCGGGTCATAGACAATGAAGTTACAGACATCCACGACGTGCGATTCATGCTGCCGCCTCAGCTCGGCAACTTCGGCTTTGAGGTCTCTCCACTCTTTTCTATTTATCCACATGTCGTTGCTCCTCGATAGGCGTTAATCACGCGCGCGTTTTCTCCTGCTCAGGATCTTGCGCATGTGAGAAACGGAATAGCCGTGAGCCTGCGCACACTCGGAAATGCTCTTGTACCTCACGCCCTTGTACTTGATGCGCACCAACGGACGACCGGTCTTCTTCATGGGAAGCGCACTGAATTGAGTTGGGGTTAGTGGTTGCAGCCAGCCAGTCATGCCGCCAACTCCTCATCGTCCTGTCCTGGTTCGCGGTCTTTTGGAATTGGTCTGAATAGCGTCCCGGCCATCCTTCTGCAAAACTCGATCTTCTGCTGCGTCGTGTGCAATCCGTTGTCCTCACACCACTTAGCGGCCCTCTGTGTGTGATCCTGGATGTAGTGGTATTCGCAGAAATTCGCCCATCCGGTTTCAACCCTTTTTCGAAGAAGAGCCGGAATCAGACAACCAACGTAGGCGCAATTGGCCTTGGGGGCCGATAGATAAGCCGCTGAAGCCTTCCAGCCGCAACGACATTTGCTCGCACCACGGCCTAGGCTTGATCCGCAATCAGGACACGCTGTCAGCATTCGCGCTCGCTAGCTCGCCTTTGTACTGAGCGAATTTGGTGTCGTTAAAAAGTGTCGCCGGTCGCAGATAGGCGCGCATCCTTGCATCCGCCCCCCACTCCCGGCATTTCTTGGCAATCACCGCCCGGCAATCCTCAACCGTAGAGCCGCCTTTAAGGCGGGCCTCTATCAACCGGAGGTTTGCAGCTACCGGCTCGTAGTTGCGACCGGTTTTCTCATTTAGAAAACTGAGTACCTGCAGGGCGTCGGGCTTTAGACCGACAGTGTTTTTATTATTCTCTTCTCTCCTCTCCTCTTCTAGAGGAGCATCTTGCAAGCGTGCTGCTAGCGTCTTGCTAGCGTCTTGCTCCACAACCAGTAGCCCATGATCTATAAACCATTTCAGGTTAGGCTCCTTGTCGAGCCCGAGTTTCATCTTCAGAAACTTCGGCTGGTTCGGAATTAGGCCATCTCTCTGGCTTGCGAACAGCCAAATGAGGATCAGGTGCGCTTTGCTAGCATCTTGCAAGCATGAAAATTCATAATCGTCTAGAAGAGTCCGGTGAAGTTTGATCCAAGGAGGATTCCGGTCCTTGTAGTGCTGAAATTCAGACCAGTTCTTCACGCGGAGATAGTCCACCGATTAGCCACACGGAAAAAAAGAAAGGCCGGTAGGGGGTCCGGCCTGAAAAGCCCGCAGCGAAGAAACGCGCAGGCGGCAAATGGTGGGCGACGAAGTTACTTTGCGAGCCGACTTCGAGGAGGAGGTCATGGGGAACCTCGCAGGGAGTTCCCGTCGCCCGTTGATTCTGTGCCCCGCCATCCCGAAAAACCTTCTTTGTCTCCGCCGATCATTTGTCGGCGGTTTATCCGTTAGTACTGCTTGACTTTACTTACCGCTCGTTTCCTGTTCTTGTCGCTTGCGTGAAACGCTCAGCCAATACCTTTATCGCGTGACTTTTACCCAGCAGAGCCTCTGTCACGATGATCCTCGCGGCCTCGCCGAGATCCTGGTCGTTGACCTTTGCGACCACCACAAGGGCGCGATATGCCTCATCGTTCAACCGAACCTGCACCGGCTTTAATTCGATGCTCATGCGGCCCTGCGCGGCCATCTCGCATCGTCCCGGCGGCGCGCTGTTAACCTGCCGCCAGTGGCGATCTGGATCTGGCATTGGCGCTCGTAGGGGATTGTCGCGGCCTTCCATTCGTGTATAGATGGGGGTTTTAGACCCAGAGCCCGCGCGGCTTCCGCTTGGGAGCCGTAATGCGTGATCAATTCCTCGTACGTCATTAGCCGCAACTATAGGCACCTCTAACGGCCCTGTCAATAGGCACGCCGAACGCTCGATGACGCACGATTCGCTAATGGGATATGACGGCGGCAAAATTACCTTGCTCCGAAAAGCTAAGGGTTGGAGCATGGCGGAACTAGCGAGGAGATCAGGGCTCAAACAGCCAAGTCTGTGGGCCCTGGAGCACCAGGTGACAAAAAAACCGAAGGCAGACACTCTTATGCGCGTTGCCGCAGCACTGGGCATACCTATGAGGGAGATCCTGAAGCCCACCAAGAAGGGCACCGTGGACCTTTTAGACGACCTCCACGAAGTTTTCGACCAGCTCGACAGCCAGAACCAGCAAGCCCTCATCGCCGCCGCCCGCGCCCTCAAGAACAGCCAGAAAAAGTAAGCCTGCTGTAAGCCAAACCCCGACGTGACGGATGCCCTCTTTTGGGCAATTCGGATAAATATTTTGCGAAACGTTAGGCACCGCTATTGACAGTTTTGTTAGGCGCGCCTATAGTTCGTCCTAATGCGCGACTACACATCGTAGTTCTAGAACAGGACTAGAACCATGCTCTTCCTCGGATTCGTTCTCGGCTTCATCTGCGGCTGGCTAGCCCTTGCCCACGCTCAAAAGCATTACGGGAAACAGGTGCGCGATGAGTGATTCCACCGTGAAGAAGACCGACAGCGGCTCGCAAAGCGCAAGCGAGCCTCGTGCATCGCACACGCCGGGGCCGTGGTCATTCCGAGATGCCCATGAGGATGCGGCCAGCCTGTTCGGCGTCGAACGGTGCTGGGAGGTCGGCGTAGATCATCCGGCTTCTTGCGGCTTAGCCCTTGTCCCCGGTTTGGAAGCGAATGCCCGACTGATCGCCGCCGCGCCCGATCTGCTGGCCGCTTGCGAAGCCGTCTTTAAGGCGCACGACACCTTCCTCGCAGAGCTATCGGAAAGTCTTGAGGAGCAACTGAGCGCCGCCATCAAGAAAGCCCGCGATGAATAAATTCCTCTTCGCCCTTTGCCTTTTTTCGAGCGTTGCCTTTGCGCAGCGCGTCGAAATTACCGGTGGCTCCTGCCGCTACGGCCACTCCCCTGATGGCTCCTGGTGGAAGGAGGGCTATGAATCCTCCTTCAATCTGAAAGTGCCCTGTGGGTCGGTGGCTCTTTCCAGCACGCCCTTCGGTATCGGGTCTTACAAGATCGGCTGGCGGTTGGGCTGGAATGACTTGGGAAGACCCAAAGCAACGACTAAAGCCCCAGTCCTGGATGAAGAAGCCAATTCCTATCCCACCGGGGAAAACTGCAACCTCCTGACGGGTTCTGGCTGTGTAGGGCTTTACAGACAAACTGGGGGAGCTTACGGGGCATCCCTAAGTGCAGTCGTTGAGCGGAAGTTCGGCGGATTGACTCTCGGCGGGGAAGTAGGAGCCCTTCACTACAGGTCCTGGTGGTTCGTCTTCGGAGAGCATCCCGCACACGGAACCTGCACCAACTGTCCCCCAGGCCATCAGCAGCAATACACCTGGGACATGGCGCGGGGGAATCACACCACGACTTTGATGGGGCTCACCGCCGAATACTCGGGCTGGTTTCTTCATGTCAGGAGATATAGCGCGGTCTACGCATCCAACGCGGAGCAAAACCCGCTCTATGTTGGACTGATCGGCGGGCCGCTTGTTCAAACAACCTTCGGGTATCAGTGGAAATGGGAATGAATAAAGACGGCGGACCAGCATTCCCGGCTCTACATTCGATTGACGGTAACTGGGTCAAGGAACCGCTGGATGAGTTTCTCGGCATGTCTCTGCGCGACTACTTCGCGTCGCAGGCGCTGTCGATACTCATCCCGCAATATGAAGCCTTCGCGGAAAACGCCCGATTCGCCAAAGAAGAATTCGACCACGTAACAGCGACGGCGAAAGCCGCATACAAGTACGCCGACGCGATGCTCAAGGCCCGCGGTGAATAACGAACCCTTCACGTCCGTAGAGGTAGACCAGATGAAGCGGCGCATGGATCTCTTGCTCGATACCGAAGAGTACGAGACCGACATCAAGACGCCCCTGCTGCTGGCGGTCGTTGCCGCTTCCTTCTTCGTTCTGGGTTCTTTCGACTACGCCGATGCTTTGGAAGCAGAAGCCCTGGCCAAGGAAGAAAGGGTCCAGACAGGGCTTGAAGCTACCGAAGTAATGAGGCTTGCCCATCCCTTGGGATGCGATAGCGCCTGGATCGCCCAGAAAGGCGCGGGAGAGATGAAGTGGTACGTCAAGTGTCTCCCAGACATGGATTTCAAAGTCAAGACGGTGAGCCGATGATCCCGAAGATCGAACCACTCGACGTACTGAAAGAACTGACCGAATCAATCCGCAAACTTGAGAGGCTTGCCATGGAAAGAGAAGACCAGATTGCAGACCTGTACGGCGGCTTCGACCGTGGGCAGGACGAAGACGCCGCCTACGAAAACGCCCTGCAAATCGAGCGCGAGGACAAGCTCCACGAAGCCCTCAGCGAGTGCGTTGCTAAGGGCGTTTCCCTGCAGAGCATGCGGGTACTGGCCATGGAAACCGGAGCGAGAGGCTTCGCTCTTCAAGAATCACTGAAAGGAAACGGCGATGCAACTCACGGTTGAAAACGTCACCACCGCCAAGAGCGGGAAGTCCCTGCGGGTCAAAGCCAGTGGCGAGTGGTACGGCGCGAAGAAAGACTCCGGCATCAAGGCCGGGACGACCATCGAGGCAGAAGTCTCGGATGGGGACTATGGGAAGTGGATTGACTCCTACAAGCTTGTGAACGGAAGCGCAGCGCCGCAGGCAGGGATGCCGAGCGTCTCTGACGGCCAAGTAGGGACGCCTCGCGCCCCGAGCTTGCCGCCTGCTGGTGCTGCGCCCGTCTGGAGCAACTTCGTCAGCAATCAGGTTGCCCATGCGATCCAGGCGGGCCTTATCACCGACCCGGCGCACATCAAGCTCTGGGCGGCTGCTGCCAAGCAAGCCTTCGTGGAATTGGCGTAGTTGGCCCACACGATCTACAGGCTGCAAGACGGAACTAGGGTGCCTTCCGTAACTACCGTCCTCGGGCGCTTCAAAGACGCCGGCCCCCTTATGCACTGGGCGTGGGAATGCGGCCGGGACGGAAAGGATTTCAGGCAGGAGCGCGATGCTGCCGCTACAGCAGGAACCCTCGCGCATCGGGCTGTAGAGGCCCACGTTCGGGGCAATCCGATTACCTGGGCTGGAGACCCCTCCGTAATCGAGAGGGCACAGAAAGCCTTTGGCGCGTTCCTAGAGTGGGCTGAACAGACAAAGCTGACGGTAGATCGCACTGAGTTGCCCCTTGTCTCCGAGCAATACCGATTCGGGGGCACGTTCGACGCCATCCTGCTTGGATCTAAACGGGCGATGGGCGACTGGAAATCCTCAAACGGGATTTACGGGGAATACCTCGCCCAACTTGCTGCTTACGGGCAGCTCTGGAAAGAGAACTTCCCAGATCAACCTATAGAGGGCGGGTTTCATCTTCTGCGATTCGACAAAACGCACGGAGACTTCACGCATAAATGGTGGGGCGACCTATCGGTGGGATGGGAATACTTCCTGTGTCTCAGGCAAGCCTACGAATGCGACAAGGAATTGAGGGCGAGGGCAAAGTGACCTACCGCAACGACAAGCTGCTTAGGCTCGCCAAGGACAAGCCCTGCGCCAACTGCGGTGCACAGGACAACACCGTGGTAGCGGCCCATTCCAATCTCCACGAACACGGCCGAGGCTTCGCGCATCCCTCCCACGACTGCTACATCGCGTTCCTCTGCGTTCGTTGCCACCACTTTCTGGACCACGGCAAGGGGAAAGATCCGACTGGGCTCTATACAGATTCTCGCCAGGATAAAACCGAGATGTTCAGGCGGGCCATGGAGCGGACGTGGCGTTACCTCTGGGAATATGAACTTATCAAGGTCGCGTGATGCTGCCTAAAACCATCCTGCAGGCGTTCAAGGACCACACGAGCGAAGCTGCTGACGGCTGCATTATTTGGCTTGGGGCCAAAACCCACAACGGCTATGGCCAGCTTCGCAACAAAGGCCGCGCCATCCTAGCGCATCGAGCGATGTGGGAACTATGGTGCGGACCAATCCCAACCGGGATGCTCGTCTGCCATCGATGCGATACCCGCTCATGTGTGCGCATTGACCATCTATTCCTGGGGACAGCCGCCGACAATTCCAGCGACATGGTGCAAAAGGGCCGCAGCCATGACCTACGCGGAGAGCGCAGCCCCAGAGCGAAGCTGACCGCAGAGCAGGTTGCCAAGATCCGACGCCGTGCGGGCGCGGGAGAAACGTGCGGAGTCTTAGCGCGCGAGTTCGGATTCTCGACCGGCGCGATGAGCCGGGTAATTCGCGGCGAGAGGTACAAGTGATGTTCCGCCGCGCGATGGACAAGACTTGGAGGTTCATGTGGGAGCAAGAGCTGATCGAGGTAGCGGCCATGAAGGATCAGCTTCTAAAGTCGAACTGGGTAGTGATCGAGAGAAGGATCATCGAGGCCGAAGGGCAGGAACCATGAATCGCTCTAGGTAAACGATTGATTCTAGATTGAATATTGTCTTTTCATAGGGAGATTTGAATGAATATGCAACTCATCCTCATCGCTGGCGGCGCGGTTGCCGTCGTAATGGTCCTAGCGGTCCTGATCGCGGTCTGCTTCCGCGTCGTGGTCTCCACGAACGACGTGCATATCGTGCAGTCGGCCAAGCGCACGGTGTCCTACGGCAAGGGGCAGGACGCCGGAAACACGTACTACAAGTGGCCGGCGTGGGTTCCGATCATCGGCGTCAAGACGATCACGCTTCCGGTGTCGGTGTTCGACGTGCATCTGAAGGACTACGCCGGATACGACAAGGGCCGCGTCCCGTTCGTGATCGACATCATGGCTTTCTTCCGCATCGAAGATTCCAACATCGCGGCGCAGCGTGTCCATTCGTTCTCCGAATTGCTTGAACAGTTGAACGGCATCCTCCAAGGAGCCACGCGCTCGATTCTGGCAAAGGCGGAGATCGACCACATTCTTGAGGAGCGCGCCAAGTTCGGAGAGATGTTCACCGAGGCCGTCAACGAGCAGTTGAAGGCTTGGGGCGTGACGAACGTCAAGAACATCGAACTGATGGACATCCGCGACTCCCAAAGCTCCAGCGCCATCGCCAACATCATGGCGAAGAAAAAGTCCCTGATCGAACGCGAGAGCCGCATTGCCGTCGCCGAGAACATCCGGGCCGCGCAGGAGGCGGAGATCGTGGCGCAGCGAGAAGTCCTGATGCGCAAGCAAGAGGCCGAGCAGCAAGTCGGCCAGCGCACCGCCGAGAAGGACAAGCAAGTCGGCATCGCCAACCAGCAAGCGCAGCAGGAGATCAAATCTCAGGAGAAAGTCACCGCCGAGAAGCACATGATGGTCGTGCAGGTGCAGCAGGTGCGGCAGGCGGAGATTTCGCGCGACGTGCAACTCGTCAACGCGGAGCAGGAGAAGCGGACCACGGTCATCAAGGCCGAGGGCGTGAAGCAGGTTGACATCGTGAAGGCGGAGGGCACGAAGCAGCAGACGGTCCTCGTGGCCGAGGGCAATCTGGAGCAGGCCAAGCTGCACGCGCAGGGCGTGGAAGTCGAAGGCAAGGCTCGGGGCGCGGCGGAGCAGGCGGTCCTCATGGCCCCGGTCAATTCGCAGATCGCTCTCGCCAAGGAGATCGGCCAGAACCAGGGCTACCAGACCTACCTCGTCACCATCCGCACGGTCGAGAAGGATCAGGCTGTCGGCATCGAGCAGGCGAAGGCGCTGGCGGAAGCCGACATCAAGGTCATCGCCAATACCGGCGACGCGATCAGCGGTGTCTCCAATGTCATGGACCTCTTCACGTCGAAGGGCGGAACGCAGCTCGGTGCGATGGCAGAAGCGTTCGCGCAATCACCCGCTGGTGCTGCGCTCCTCAAGAAGATCAACGGGAAAGGCGACGAGGCGAAAAATGTTCGTTGAAACCGAGAAGCGACCGGCAGGCGATTTTCCGCTTAGCAGGGAGAACGGCGAAGGGTAAATGCTGACCGTGACGCCCATCGACTTCGCCGAGGCAAACGCCTTCGTGGCCGAGTATCACCGCCACCACAAGGCCATGCCGGGCTGCAAGTTCTCCATCGCCGTGAGCGACAAGGAGGGCAAGGTGCGCGGCGTGGCGATGGTCGGGCGTCCTGTCGCCAGGATGCTGGACGATGGCTGGACGCTGGAGGTCAACCGGGTCTGCACGGACGGCGCTCGTAACGCTTGCAGCATGCTCTACGGAGCCGCCTGGAGGGCCGCTAGGGCGCTCGGCTACCGGAAGCTCATTACCTACACCCTCCCCGCCGAGGGAGGCGCCAGCCTGCGCGCTGCGGGCTGGAAATGCATTGGCGAACGTGGGGGCGGTCAATGGGGCCGTGCGAGCCGCCCACGCATAGATGTCGCCGAAACCGTCGCAGGCCAAAAACTACTTTGGGAGGCAGCATGAGTGTCGAACTAACGCAACTTACCCCGCCGGAAAAATCCCGCGTCTACACCTTCCCCGGCGGCGAGCTCGTCCGGCTGGAGCACGTGACGCACTTTCTCGCCCGCGAGTCCGGCACGCATCGGCTCCAGACCGGCGACGGCAAGCTGCACATCGTGCCCGTGGGCTGGCTGCACATCGAGATCGAGGCCGGCGCGTTCACCGTCTGAATGGGTGCAGTGACTGAGGATATTCGGGGTCTATGAAGCTCACCGAAGCCCAACACCGCAACCTGCGCTGGCTGGTGGACAACGGCGGCAGCGGCTATCTCGACAAGCACAGCCGCATCGTCGCTGGTGGCAAGGTGGCCTCGCGGGGATCATGGCCGAGCTGGCTGCACCTGATCGCCAACGGGCTTGTATCCGGCGATGAGCAGCGCCTGTTCGTCACCGACTACGGCATGCGCCACGTCAAGCCTACGAGGCCGCTGACAGCCGACGTGCCGAGGTCCGGCGCGGAGATGGACGCCTTGCTCGCCGACCAACTAGGGGAGGACTGAGATGCCGAATACCCACAGCTACTCGACGCATGCAGCGCCGCAGGTTAGCCCCGACAGCTCTTCCGAGACGGATAGGGGCGAGTCCACTACGGCCGATAGGGAGCCTGCGGTTGCTGCGCCGTCCACTGCCACACGGAGCGAAACATCGTCGCCGATGACTCGCCGAGAGATAGAGGACGCCCGCGCGCACCTGAAGGCGTGGTTCCCGAACCAAAGCGTCGAGCGGCACACGTTCAACAAGCTTTGCGACCAGGCGGTCAGGTCGCTCAAGAATGCAGCGCCGCAGGCTCCCTGCGAGTCCCCTCCGCTTGATCGGGACACGGCTCAGCCGACAGAGAATCCAGCCACCGCGCTGGTGTCCGCAACTAAGGAGCAAGCCTACCAGCATGCCGCTTCGGCAATCGGCATCGTTCTGACGCGCGGCGGGTTCTCCGACGACTGCATCCGTTGGACGGTGGAGAAGCTGGCCGAATTTCGAGATGCGCCACCACCGGAAGAGCGACGGACGGTTCGGCTCGCATGCGATGACAAAAGCAAATGCTCGGACCCGGATCAGTGCGAAGAGGCGGGTGAATGCCTCTACGCGATGGGCGTGCTGCCTCGCCCACTATGAACAGCGAGAGCATGTGAAGCACACCGAGGACAGCGTGGCCTACGCCTTGGCGAACCACGTCTTCCCGTGGCGCCGCTATGTCGTGGTGCCGAATGTCTCGTGGGGCCTTCTGCCGCACGAGGCCGATCTCGTCGCCCTGAGCGCGTCCGACTGGCTCTCCGAGGTCGAGATCAAGGTGACAAAAGGCGACTTCCTCGCTGACCGGGAGAAGTGGAAACACCAGCTTGCCAAGGTCAACGGCCAGCACGAGGTCATCAGCGCCTTCTACTACGCCATGCCGTCAAGCGTGTGGGAGAAGTGCAAGCCCGAGGACTTGCCGCAGGGTGCCGGGCTAATTGTGGTCGGGCAGCGCTGGGAGAGTGACGGTCAGATCGCCCGCGTCGTCCAGAAGCCAACCGACAACCCACGCGCCCGCAAGCTGCGCCCTGACGAGCGCGAACAACTGATGCGGCTCGGCTACATGCGTTATTGGTGCCGACAGAATGCCGTCGAGCGCTTGCTGTCGGCGATTCACCGCGCCGCCGAGGCCGAATCGCTACCTCAGAACTATTCGGAGTCGAAATAATGGAAACCATTACGCGCGTCAGCCAGGTTTACCCGCTCACCGACATGCTCACCGGAAAGACGACCTATGCCGTCTATACGGGCGAATACGACAAGCGGAATCCGCAGCGCCTTATCGGTGGACCGGAGTTGAAGCATGTCTTCGCGAGTCGGGAGGAAGCCATACAGTTCGCCGCAGGCGATAGTAGAGAGGAGAAACCGTGAAGCTGAAACCCTACACCGCCGATCATTTCGGCATGGTGTGGCTGCTGCCGACCATCGTGGTGTCAACGGGTCCGGCAGCGTTCAACGACCGCCGCCGAATCTTCGATATGTGCTTCCACTGGATCACGTTCGGTTTCGGGCTGTGCATCGAGTGGGGCCGCAAGTCGTGAACTCCCGCCCTCTGGACGCGGTATTACACGACTAACCATAGGGACAATATGAAGAAACTCTGCATCTATCACGGCAACTGCGCCGATGGCTTTACCTCGGCGTGGGTCGTCCGCAAGGCGCTTGGCGAGGACGTGGACTTCCATGCCGGCGTCTATCAGGACGCGCCGCCCAACGTCGAGGGCCGGGACGTGGTCATGGTGGACTTCTCCTACAAGCGCCCGGTGCTCGAGGCCATGCGCGAGCAAGCCGCCAGCGTCCTGATCCTCGATCACCACAAGACCGCCGAGGCCGACCTGAAAGACCTTCCCGGCGTGGTGTCCGTGTTCGACATGAACCGTTCAGGGGCGCGCATCACTTGGGACCACTACTTCCCCAAGGACGAGCCGCCCACGCTGCTCCTGCACGTCGAGGACCGCGACCTGTGGCGCTTTGCTCTGCGTAAGACCCGCGAGATCCAGGCGTCGGTATTCGCCTACCCCTACGAGTTCAAGGTGTGGGACTTCCTGATGTCGGCTGACCTCGGGCAGCTTGCCGTGGAGGGCGAGGCTATCGAGCGCAAGCACTTCAAGGACATCCGCGAGCTGGTCGGCGTGGTGACGCGGCGCATGAACATCGCCGGGTACAACGTGCCGATCGCCAACCTGCCCTACACGCTCACCAGCGACGCCGGTCATCTGCTCGCCAAGGGGGAGCCGTTCGCCGGGTGCTACTGGGACACGCCGGGAGGCCGGGTATTCAGCCTTCGCTCGACCGACGAAGGACTCGACGTGTCGGCCATCGCCAAGCAATACGGCGGCGGCGGACACAGAAACGCCAGCGGCTTCCGGCTTTCCTACCCGGACGCGCTGAAGCTGGAAGCGGCGTGACCGGAAACTCCTCAGCCCTGAACTCGGCGAATAGTCGCTGGTGTTACTGGTGCAGGGCGCAAGGCGGGCATTTCCGGTGGTGCGTCAACCAGGAGGCAATGATGTACATGGTTTGGACGACGAAGCATGGGAAAGCCATCGTGCAGCTACCTGATTCCGTGGTGGACGCAGAGGAAATCGCGATGGCGGAGCAGGCGATCAATATGCAGTTGCGCTCTTGGCGTAGAGCGATGGAAGCAGAGATCGCTTCTCGCTGGCCGTTTCCAGAACAGACGCAACCGTGAACAGTTCCGCTAACGGAGGAGTTTGATGCCAGCTACGCGCGACATCTCAAAGAAGCTGGGGTCAGGCTTCATAAAGAATTGCCCGAAGTGCGAAGGCAGGGGCGGTTGCCGTGACACGCGAGCCCTGTCCGATGGGCGAATCCGCCGACGCTACGAGTGCCTGAAGTGCAAGCAGCGCTGGTCAACGGTCGAGGAGCGGTTCAAGGGCTCCTCTCTCGGTGGCCAGCCGACCAAAGCATTCGATGAACAGCAGCGGAAGAAATTCCGCCGCGAGTTTCAGACGGAACTGCGCACCATACTCGGGTTCGTCCCCGCCAAGCGCAAGAACGGATCAGCGGTGAAGCGATGAGCGCCGCTGTCGGACACTCGACGGAGGATAGATGAGTTTCAAGACGAAGATCGAAAAAGGAGTTCCGATTCCACCAGCAACCGGCCAAAGCAAGGGGTACACGGCCTTTCTCCGAACCATGAAAAAGGGAGAGAGCGCCGTCCTGCCCTTGAAAGATACCGCCGCTGTCGGGATGTACGCCCATGCTGCGTGGGGCAAAGGCAGTTACGCTAGCCGGAAGATCGGCAAAAACAAGGTGCGCATCTGGCGGCTGAAGTGACCCGCTCCGCAGCCATCGACAATGTTGATTCTCAACGATTTACTTCCGCGAGCGAGCAATGAGCGATTCCGGCAGTAAATCGTTTCAGAACAAAGCCTCAAACTCGACGGAACATGGGCGGCTCGGCGTCACGCGGACGCGGCTGCGTTGGGCGATGCGTGAAGCCCTGGCGCAGCGAACGCACGGCTGGCAATCCAGCACCGCCCGCCCACTTGCTCACTAGATGCAAAATCTCCTGACCGTCGAGGAGTGCGCAGCCAAGGCCAGGGTCTCACCGCGCACGATCAAGCGGGAGATCTTGGCCGGGAAGCTACGGGCTACCCGCGTTCGGGGGAGCGTTAGAATCGCGGCGTCGGACTGGGAGGGGTACTTAGAAAGATGCCGATCAGAAGGCACGGCGCCGGCTGGGAAGTCCGAATCCAGCATGGACTTCGCCGAATTAGCAAGACTGTCGCAACTCGTTCGGACGCTCAGTATCTCGAAGCCACAATCCGCCGGCAGATCAACGACACCCGGGCAGGTCGTACCCCTACCTACACGCTCGAGGAAGCTTTCGGACGCTGGATAAGGGATGAGCTCCCGAGGCTCAAAAGCCAGGAAGGCCACCGTTCGCTCGTCAAGGCGCTTGTCCCGCACATCCGGGGGAAAAGCCTTACGGAAATTCCTGACGTTGCAGAACGAATTAAGGCAGCAGGTTTTGATAGCGGACTTGCTGCGGCTCCTATTAACCGACGCCTTGCGCTACTCAAGCGCGTCGGGAAGCTCGCCTATCGACGTTGGCGATGGCTGGAAAATGACCTCGGGTCCAAGATCGAACTTCTCCCCGGGGAAGTACGTCGCACCGAATGGGTCACGCCGGCCGAAGGCAAAAAGCTCATGGCGTCGGCAAAGCCTGAGATCCGGGAAGCAATCCGCTGGGCGCTTCTGACCGGGCTGCGACGCGGGGAAATCCTAAGCCTCACCCCGGCGCACTTCCGAAACGGGGCGATCTACCTCAAGGACACGAAGTCCGGGCTTCCCAGAACAGTCCCGATTCCAGACGAGCTGAACCCCAAGCGCTTCCCGTTCGACCTGCACCCGACAGCGCTCTCCAAGGGCTTCCAGGACGCACGCCAGCGCGCCGGGCTACCAGACATCAGGTATCACGATTTGCGCCGCTCCTACGCAACGTGGCTGCTCCAGGGAGGCACCGGCTTGGGCGACATCAGAGACTTGCTCGGCCACTCGAATGTGGCGATGACTTCGCGCTATATCGGCTCGTCGCTCAAGCATCTTCGGAAGGCTGTCAGGCGCTTACCGAGCCTCGCGCGGCGCAGGAATGGGGCAGGCAAAAGGCGAAAACACGCATAATCAGGTACTTGCAGAACTGTACGAAGGATGTTTAAGCCGATTGTCCTAGGCTGTCCACTTCGGCTGTATAGGGCAGATAGTGCCGGAAATGGTCACTTTTAGCCCTCCTGCGGGGCTAAAACGGGTCAGGCTAAAACAAGGCCAGCGCTTATTTTAGTTTTCAGCCCTGTCGCTGCCCTATTTCGGCTCGAACAGAACAACCTTCTTCAGTCCCAAGGCATTCAGGATGTCCGTCGGCGGGCACTTGAAGGTGCCGTTCAGGACGTAGGAGACCCGGCTGGGAATGACGCCATTCTTTCTGGCGAAAGCCGCCTGCGACCCGGCCTCCTGCACCGCTTTTTGAAGAAGCTGCCTGACTTCGGAAGCGTTCATCCGCCGTTCTTGCGAACCTTCTCTACTGTGCGAAACGCGCCCAAACCGAGTATCCCGAAAAGTATCTGCATGGTGATCGTTGTATCGAGGGCGGGAAACGGGCCTTTGTAGTCGAAGAACACCAGGGACACGAAACGGGCGATGGGTTCAAAGATCGCCGCATAGCCGAGAGCGAAGGCTCCCAGCCAACCCACGCAGGGACGCCAGCCGGCCACGAACCAGTTGGCAGATTTCGCCTCCTCCACGTTCACCTTGATCTGCTCAATGGCGAGCTGGAAGTCCTGAGACTGGAGGGCAGCGGCCATCTCGAGCTTCGCCTTCTCGGCTGCTGCTTTGTCCGGGATTACCTTGTCGAAGATTTTCTCGGCGATGGCGATCAGGGGGAGGATGAACGGGGCCATTAACGGACTCCTTCGTGTTCCAAACCAAAGTGATTTCCATCAGGGCGTAGAAATCTCCCGCCCCAGCTACCGCCCATGCTTTCCCACTTCTCGCCGAGCA